GGAAATTAGTACTTGACAAACCCTGCCCGGCCTGTTACTATACACACAATGAAATATTCTCTTACAATATTCAAGAACACGTTTGACAACCAGACTCACCGGAGGATGGAGTTCGATACGTGGGATACGTTTGAGAACTTACTTTATGAACTATCCCAAAAGGAGGGTAGAAAAGGTGGAAGTAATTCTTCTGTGCTTATTAGTCCTGCTACTTATCATGCCGATACTACAAGGTCTAATAAAAGTGTTGCTCTATGGGGCGGTTGGGCTTGCCTTGATGTCGATAGTTATATGGTACGGAGTGATAGTGTTCTAACACCTGTCGAGTGCCTACAACGGGAACTACAAGAGAAGTTTGGTCGGTTCTACTATGTGTGTTACAATACCGCATCGTCTACCTACGAGCAACCCAAGTTCCGTCTAGTGTTCCCTTTGACTCGTACTGTCGAGAGTAAAGATCTGGCACACTTCTGGTTTGCCATGAACAAGCAGTTCGATGAACTTGGTGACAAGCAGACCAAAGACCTGTCCCGTATGTACTATGTCCCCGCACAGTATCCAGACGCATACAGTTTCATCTTCACTAATGATGGGGTCAAACTAGACCCTGACATGTTGATGAACAAGTATTCGTTTGTTGAACCGCAAGGTAAGACATTCATGGACAGACTGCCACCTGAGTTGCAGAAGGCCGTGATCGAACATCGTAAGAACTCACTGGACAATACCGATATCACTTGGACATCATATCACGACTGCCCCTTCTTCCCCAAACGACTCACACTTGAGTATCGTGCAATCACTGGTACTGGTTGGTATCACAAGATGTACCAGATCATGATTGCTATCGCGGGTAATGCCGTCTCCAAGGGTTACCCTATTACTGCGGGTCAGATTTCTCAGATGTGTAGTCAGTTGGATATGGAGACTGGTAACTGGTATGAAAACAGACCCCTAGATAAAGAGGCGGATAGGGCATTGGAATACATTTACAGGAACGGATAATGAGAATACTAGTCACGGGTGCGGCAGGATTTATTGGCACTCACCTTATGGCATCACTGAGGGATGATGGTTTTGATGTTGTAGGTATAGACAACTTCAACGACTTCTATGATCCTAGTCTAAAAAAGGAACGAGTCATATCACATGGTAATCATGTATTTCCGTGTGACCTAAAGAACTTTAACGATCTAGATGGTGCATTTGGTGCTATTCGTCCCGACATCGTCATGCACCTTGCTGCTCGTGCGAATGTACGAGACTCTTTTGGTAAAGAGGTTATCTACCATAAAGACAACATTGATGCTACTCAGAACCTGATCCAAGTCTGCAAGATGTATGATGTACAGAAGGTGATATATGCATCTACCAGTTCAGTCTATGGTGGTACACCTATTCCTAAAACTGGGTGGATTGAGAGTGAGGTGACTGGACACCAGTTGAATGCCTATGCCTACACCAAGTACATCAATGAATGTCAGTTCAACATCTCTGGTTTGTACAATGTGGGTCTTCGATTCTTTACCGTCTATGGCCCGTGGGGTAGACCTGATATGGCGTTGTTCCAGTTTACTGATGCGATTGTCAAGGGTGAACCTATTGAGGCATACAACTACGGTAAGATGAAACGAGACTTTACCTATATTGGGGATATCATTGAGGGTATCAAACTTGCAATGTTCTCCAATACAGAAAACAATTCTATCTACAATATAGGTAGAGGTAAACAAGTTCAACTGATGCATTTTATTAAGTGCATAAGTAAGGAACTAGGAAGAGAGGCAGATGTAGTTCTCGCGCCTCGACATCCTGCTGACACTCTTGAAACATGGAGTAATACAACAAAAATTAGAGAACTAGGGTATGAACCCAAAGTGGATATTGAACAGGGTGTTGGTGCCTTTGTTCGATGGTACAAAGAATATTACGGAGTAAAATAATGGCCGATGATGGTATGAGAAATATGAATCCTGATGGAACTGTGCAGGAGGTGATGGGTAAACTAAAGATTGGTATTGTAGGCCATGGGTTTGTTGGTGGTGCAGTGGACTATGCATTTACTCACCCTGAGATCGAGAAGTTCTATGTTGACCCCAAGTACAACACAACTATTGATGATTTGATTGAATGGGCCCCACATGTTTCTTTCATATGTGCGCCTACACCTATGGCAGATAGTGGGTTCGTTGATGCCTCTATTGTAGAGGATGCTGCACTTAAACTTATCGAACATACTGAAGGTGGTGTTGTTATCAAGTCAACAATCACACCGGACATTGTTGATAGACTTTACAACTCACTGTTTGAGGATGATCTGAAACGATTGACTATCAACCCTGAGTTCTTGACTGAATCAAATGCTAAGGAACAGTTCGTCAACGCTGAGTATCATGTTCTTGGTGGTCATCCTGATGCCTGTCAAGGTGTCGCACAGTTATATGATGTATACAGTCTATGTAACGCGACTGAATTTCTTTTCTGTTCAGGGCCCGAGGCGGCATATATTAAATATGGTGTGAACTCGTATCTTGCTATGAAAGTAACATTCTTCAATCAACTATATGATTCACTTCAGAACTTCGGTTGTAACTATCCTACGGTTGCCAAGGCAATTGGTCGTGATAAGAGGATCGGCATAGGTCATACTCGTGTTCCTGGCTACGATAGCAAACGTGGATTTGGTGGTGCGTGTTTCCCCAAGGATACGAAAGCGTTCACAATCTTCGATAAAGACTTGACATTGATTGATAAATGTGTTAAAATAAACAACGATTATCGCAAACAATATGACCTAGATGAAAGAGAGGAATCAAACAATGTCGATTATGGACAAACTGAAGAAAAACAGTAAGATTAAAACCACTGAGGTTTTGGATCGGAGTAAGTTTTTTACAGAACAAGATATGGTGCCAACCGATGTTCCAATGGTGAATGTCGCGTTGAGCGGAAGTATTGACGGTGGTGTCACGCCTGGCCTAACAGTTCTTGCTGGGCCTTCCAAGCACTTTAAGACTTCATTTGCCCTGCTAATGGCGGGTGCTTATTTGAAGGCTAAGAAAGATGCAGTTATGCTGTTTTATGATAGTGAGTTTGGTAGTCCCCAATCTTACTTTGAACAGTTTGGAATTGACACCAGCAGGGTGTTGCATACGCCCATTGCCAATGTCGAGGAACTCAAGATTGATCTAATCAATCAACTTGAAGAACTTGACCGGAGCGATGACGTTATTATCGTTATTGATTCGATTGGTAATCTCGCATCCAAGAAGGAATTGGAGGATGCACTCAACGAGAAGTCTGTGGCAGATATGTCCCGTGCTAAAGCGTTAAAGGGTTTGTTCAGAATGTGCACTCCGTACTTGACTATGAAGAACATTCCCATGCTTGCCGTCAACCACACTTATAAAGAAATCGGTCTCTTTCCCAAAGATATCGTAGGTGGAGGTACTGGTATTTACTACAGTGCTGATAACATCTGGATTCTTGGAAGACAACAAGATAAAGTCGGTACTGAGATCAAAGGGTATCACTTCGTCATCAATGTGGAGAAGTCTCGTTATGTTAAAGAGAAATCTAAGATCCCTATCTCAGTTTCTTGGGAAGGTGGTGTACAACGTTATTCTGGGCTTCTGGACGTTGCTCTTGTTGGTAACTATTGTACTAAACCTTCCAATGGTTGGTACGCTCGTGTTGATCGGAAAACTGGAGAGATACTTGAACCTAAAGTACGGTTAGCAGATACACTCAAAGAAGAGTTCTGGGCACCTATCTTTGCGGAGACAGACTTTGCTGATTTCTTGAAATCACAATACTCTATCGGTCTAGCACAAAAGGTTGATATGGAAGAAATTGCCAATGTCGAATGATATTGATGACATGCTCAGTGAACATGTCCACTATGAGATCATCCCTTCCGATGACATTCATGGTTGGAATATTAGACTACTGGAGGAGTACCCTGAAACGGTTATCTCCTTCGGTACCATTTCATTTGACGCGATTGATGAGGATGATGGACACATCACCTTCAACTTCACTATTGTTTCCACCCCAGACGCAGATTTAACAACAGAAGACTTGACATTTCAAGCATATGTTGGTAGAATACTGGGTGCGGTGATAGAACTGTCTATCACCGAAGGAACAATGATTGCACGGGATGAGAAGACAAATCAACTCCTTGCTACCGAAGATACATTAGAGGACTTACATGCAGAATATCAACTTGGAGCAGACGGTACTACGGAACCTTCTAACCAATGAACCCTATATGCGGAAGGTTCTTCCGTTTATAACACCCGACTACTTTGACGGGGTCTATAAAGGACTCTTCAAAGAAGTTACTAAGTTTGTCGCGAAGTACAACAAACTACCGAGTCTTGAAGCATTCAAGATTGAGATCGATGAGAATCAATCTCTGAGTGAAGATAACTATCGTGTTGCAGTAGATCTTCTACCAAACATCTTTACAGCAGAACCTGAGAACCTTGAGTGGTTGGTTGAACGCACCGAGAAATGGTGTCAGGATCGTGCAGTCTACAATGCAGTCATGGAGTCTATCAATATCATTGATGGGAAACATGCGACCATGCAGAAGAATGCAATTCCTGATGTATTGAGTAAGGCACTGGGTGTGACCTTCGACACTAACATTGGTCACGACTATCTTGAGAATGTTGATAGTCGGTACGACTTCTATCATGAACAAGAAGAGAGAATACCATTTGACTTGGACTACTTTAACGAAATCACTAAAGGTGGTTTACCCAACAAGACGCTCAATATTGCACTGGCTGGTACTGGTGTCGGTAAGTCTCTGTTCATGTGTCATGTCGCTGCCGGTGCACTGAGTCAAGGACATAATGTACTCTACATCACTATGGAGATGGCTGAGGAACGTATCGCGGAACGTATCGACGCGAACCTATTGAACGTACCGATTGACCAGTTAGAGAACTTGTCCAGAGAAATGTTTACTGATAAGGTATCCCAGATCGCTGCGAAGACCCAAGGTAAACTGATCATCAAAGAGTATCCTACCGGACAGGCAAACACCAGTCACTTCCGTGCACTGTTGAATGAACTGAAACTGAAGAAGAACTTTGTGCCTCAGTTGATCTTTATTGACTATCTGAACATCTGTGCTTCGTCTCGTATGAAGGGTATGGGTGGTGCTATCAACTCTTACTCTTATATCAAGAGTATTGCAGAAGAGATGCGTGGTCTTGCTGTTGAGTTCAATCTGCCGATTATGTCTGCTACCCAGACTACTCGTGGTGGGTACAACAATGATGATGTCGGTCTGGAGGATACTTCAGAATCATTCGGTCTACCCGCAACGGCTGACCTGATGTTTGCCCTGATCTCTAACGACGAGTTGAACAGTCTAGGTAAGATCATGGTCAAGCAGTTGAAGAACCGATACAATGACCTGACACGACATAACCGATTCACTGTCAAGGTTGAACGCAGTAAGATGCGTCTGTCCGATGATGATGACGAGGAAATGATTCCGAATGATCAGGATAAGGGGTGGGATGACAAACCACTATTTGATCGTAGTCCATCAGGACAACGAGTCGCAGCAGAGAACCACAAGTTCCAAAACTTTAAGATGTAGATATGGATGATATTGTTTGGCCTATAGCAACCACTGTACTAATGTTCCTTTCCTTCTGGTTTGGTAAGTTCAAAGGGTTTGCTGATGGATGGGGTGTAGGGTATGATGAGGGTGCTGATGCAGTCACACCCGCTGTTGCCCGAGCGGTACTCCGATGGGTTCGTATAGATAAAGATGTAAACCTTAGTGATCCAGAGATTGATGAGGTCATACAGAATATCAATGTAGAAATAGAACCAGAGGATTAGATGACACATGTAAAGGAGATCTCCGCACCGTGGGACTTCTTAGGCCCAGTCAAGGAACTGTGTTTGAAGTGGGCAGAAGAAGTAGTAGCCTCCGACAATGCTCCTCATGCGTTTCTTAAACATAGACAACGTCCACATCATATCATCAACACTGCGAGTTGGGACGAGTGGCATAAAGTAGAAGAATACGCTGGTGTGCGTGAAGCACGTGAGATAAAACGTAGACAGATACTGATGCTCCGTGAGTATGGACTGGTGAATCGTATTGTGATTGAACAGTATGATTTACCCAAACAGATTGATAAATGGATTCAGGATGCCGTGTGGACACAGTTTGGTATCCCACATGAAGAGACTATGCCTATCCTACAGATCCAGAACGGGGGTGAACTTCTACATCCCCATCAGGGCCACGGAAGACAAGCAAGTATGTTCTGTCTATTGCGTGGCGAAGATGAGGTCACTAAGTGGTATGACCAGACAGGTGACTTCGAGCAGTTGGAGAAGTTCCGTATACCGGATCTGAACAAACTAGAAGTAAAGACCGAATACACGATGAAGGAAGATCAGTGGGTACTGTTCAACCACAAGGCGTGGCACTCGGTACACAGGAAATCCGATGTTGGTGTAAGAATCAACTTGGGTGTTGATTTCAAAACAATGAATATAAATGAAAGTGAGAGATATTTTAATGAGTGAAGTGAAACTTATCGCGTTAAGCAAGCCATCAATAATAACTGATTGTAATACAGCAGAAGAGTTGGTTGCCTATGCAGCACGGGTGAGTAACCCTGAGAATCAAAACAACACAAAGACTTCTCAAGGTCTGGTCAAATATCTGATCCGCGAGAATCATTGGTCACCATTTGAGATGGTGCATATGACGATGGAGATCAGGACTACACGTGATATCGCACGACAGATCATACGACACCGCTCGTTTGCATTCCAAGAGTTCTCTCAACGGTATGCAGTGCAGAATGAATATGAGTTGCGTGAGGCACGACTGCAAGACCCTAAGAACCGACAGAACTCTATTGATCTAGATCTAGATAATCTAGGTAAGGGTGGGGACAAAACAACTGATGAACGTCTGTATGAGAACTGGAATATGAAACAGGCAGAACTCATCAACAAGTCCAAAGAAGTATATAACTGGGCGTTGAATAATGGTATTGCCAAGGAACAGGCACGTGCAGTCCTACCCGAAGGTAATACCGAGTCTGTTCTTTATATGGCAGGATCATTACGTTCTTGGGTTCACTACTGTGATCTACGCATGGGGAACGGTACTCAGAAGGAACATATGATTGTTGCAAATCAGTGTTGGGATATCATTCGTGGTCACTTCCCGAATGTTGTAAAGGCATGTGAAGATGGCTGAGGTTCTAATTCGTAATAAGGATCTACTCAAGACCCTTGACGATACTCTGAATAAGTTCACTGAACACCAAGACCTATGTTTTGAGATGGCTGCCAACCTTCAACCAACCGTACCTGTAGAGGAGTGGGAGAAGTATTGCCAGTCAGAGTATCTGTACGAACTACTGGAAAACGATCTGGATCACATGGGGTTTCCTGAGAAGGCCTATGGGTTTCAGGTTGCCCCTGCCGCAGAAAAAAGACCAGAAATATTTGAACCCCTGAAGCAGTGGACGAAACACACTCTGCCCATGTTGTTTGGTGCAAGGTCTAACTCTTTGACATCTTTCTATCCACCCAATGGATTTGTAGGATGGCATACCAACTGGAATGCCCACGGGTATCAGATCATCATTACATGGAGTGAGACCGGAGACGGATACTTCTCTTACTATGATGCAGTGCATGATGAGATCATCACTGAACCTGATGTTGCGGGATGGCAAGCAAGGTGGTATCGGTTTGGTCGTAAGGATGAATTTGATCATCATTTCTGGCATACTGCGTGGACTAACTGCCCACGATTTACTCTGGCATTCAAGTTCCCTTATGGGGATATTGGTGGTGGAATATTCATAGAGGAATCTCAGGCACTTGATGCCATCCATGACTTTGTTGATGAGTTAGAAAGTACTTGACAAGTACTGTGATTTTTGTTATAATACGTGAAAATATATTGGAGAACCCTTAGTGTACGAAGACATTGAATATAAATATAATGAAGACCGAGCAATAGACGATCTACAACGGTACATCGATGCTACATACGGACAACATTATTCCCAGAACAAGTTCCAAGCAACCGAGTTCATCATTGATGGTGGCCATGGTGATGGTTTCTGTATCGGTAACATCATGAAGTATGCACAACGGTACGGTAACAAGGACGGGTACAATCGTGCTGATCTGATGAAGGTGTTACACTATGCCATCATCCAGTTGCATGTACATGATGCCTACGGTAGAAACTAATGGAGTTTTTTGCGGGTGTCGCTGCCACATTCCTTTTACTGGTGATGTGTCTATTTCTATATGTTTCTGAACACATGCGGCAGGAACGCAAGGCGGGTAAACAAATCCCATTGCCTTGGGAGAAACCGGATCGTAAACCATTTGATAAGTCTGACATCAAATACCGTGATGGAGACAATACCTAATGTGGCTTGAATATGTCTTTTGGATATTAGTCAATATACTCTTCGTGTATGGTGTATACAATTTTTACCTGTTTGGTATAGATGAGGGGTTCCAGAAGTTATTTCGACGTTTCAACCCCAAGAAGAAGAATGGCACAAATAGTGGTCAAAAATTCGGATAAAATGCTTGACATTCCTTGTGAAGCGTAGTATAATACTTGTATTGAAACTGAGAAAGGAAAACTCATGACTATATCGTATCGACCAGCAACTTTTAGTGAGGTGAATCAGACCTCTCTGCGTGGTGATATCTGTACCAGTTACGACGAGATCGTTGCTGTATTGGGTGAACCTCATTACACTGATCCAGATCCACATGCTAAGTGGAACTGTGAATGGATGATCATGACCGAAGACGGTACCCCGTTTACAATATACAACTGGAAGACTGGTGGTACACCCACCGAGAAAACCGATTGGCATATTGGTGGTCGTGATATGAATGCTGTATTTGCAGCGTATGAAGTACTTGGAATGGAGACATACTCTTATGAGTAAGATAAGTGAACTTGTTCTTGAGTGTCAGGAAATGGCAGAACAAAACATTAACCAGACCCGTGAGGGTATGTTAGAGGTGGCTGAGAAAGTCTTTGAGGGTGACTCCTTTAAGATTCGCACCACCGTCCAAGAGTGGCAAAAGATCCGCGATGATATGTGGCAGGTGTTCTAATGAAAAAGCAGAAGGTCAAACCTCGTTTCGCAAAGGAACTGTTTGATAACGATAGTCCCTATGGACATAAGGTTCAGAGGGATAGATCCAAGTATAAACGAAAAGACAAGTACCCCAAAGAGAGTTGGGACACTAGTCAGTTCTAAAGAAGTTCCTTATGATGATCCCCGCAATGTCACTTTTTTCATTTTGGACGGCGCGGGGATTCTCATGATGTTCTTTGTGAAATCCCTCCCCAAAGGTTATAATACCTAACCACCAATCACTGTGTGGTTCTCCTCCCCTATGCGAGTAACTAAACACAAGTGATCCTACCAACTTTGCCAGACCTGCTGGTGCCAACCACGCATAGACCAGTGCGAATGGATCTAGTGCATATAGTATCATCGCATATGTGAACATGATTGCCCAGTAGAACTTGACTTGCCATCTGTACCGATTTATCTTCAGTAGGTCTCGGACATACTTAAAGTTGATCTTTGCGAACACTTGCAAGAAGTATGCGTAGAAGTATCCCTTGTGAGTGGGAGAGTGTGGGTCTTTGTCGGTATCGGTGAACAAGTGATGTTCCCTATGATTGGCAACCCAGACAATCGCGGGGCCTACCATCATAATGTGTGCAAAGAACATCATTATTCCCTCAAACCACAGAGGTGCCTCAAAGACCTTGTGTGACAGATATCGGTGGTATCCCATAGTAATACCAAAGGTCATGATACAAAAATACATGACTCCGACAATCATCCACTGTACGGCATTCCCGTATAGTACCATAGGTATCAGACTAAAGATTGCGACAATCTGACCGATTAATAACTGTATGGGCAGGTTCATTGGTCTTTCCTAAAACTCCTGAATGGTCTGACTTTTCCGTTATAGAATAGCATCTTGTACCACGGGGTATCTCGTTTCATTCTAGGTAATGTGTATTCCCATTTAGTGCCTTCGGGTGAGACCCAGACAACATGATATCCCATCCATCGTTTGGATGCGTACCATTCTGCTCTACCTCTATGTTTGATCAGTTGCTCTAGAGTCCAGAAGTAGCAGTTGCTTTTATCCGTAAACAACCGTACAGGCCATGACCAGAAGAACACGACGAACAGGAATAGGGTGAATATCTTTCTAGTAATATTGTCCATTTAGATATTTATATGTATAAATACGGGTATGGAACAAGTATTCACCCTAATAGAAGAACTAGGGTTTCCTGTAGCATCCGCTTTGATTGGTGGATTCTTTATGTTTCTGACACTTAAATATATCATGGACGGTGTGATTGGTCAGGTGAGCTCAATCAAGGGTATTGTGGGAAGCCTAGACAATCGCGTCAAGACTATGAATCATGATATGGTTCGTATGGATACGACTCTTTGTGTTGTTTTGGGAATAAGACCAGACCTCAATCGTATCAGTCGCGCAGACGGTAAAGAAGATGCAAGGCGTGATTGATGGATATTGTAGACACAATCAAAGACTTTGGTTTTCCAGTGGTCGCTGCCGTGGGTATGTTGTACATGATCTACTTCGTGTGGAAGACTATCACCACAGAAGTAGAAAAGACTCTGGGTGAAACCTCCGCGACATTGATAGGTCTGATTGATCGTATCCGAATGCTAGATAATGATATCATTCGATTGCAGCAGAAACTAGATACTGCGATTGAGATGAAGAGAGTCAATGATGAGAAAAATGATGAATAAAGTTATGTTTGGTCTGCTGTGGATTGCTCCTTGGGCAATTGTATTGTATATTGTTTCCGCTCCGATTAGGGCCTATGGCGCACCTATCGAACACCAATTCAAATCCCCTTCATTCAGTGGTATAAATCAATCTAGTCACTATCTGACTATTGAGAACCAAGAATCCTCTCGCAAAGAAGCCATTGCAAAAGAACTTGAAGATTTACAGGATGAAATTGAAAGGGATGCAGAGAACACAACTCTAGCAAAGTTTATACGTAACGTAGAGAGTAGAATTTATTCTACCCTATCACGACAGATTGTTGATAGCATGTTCGGTGAGAACCCCAGTGATACTGGATCATTTAACATCGAAGGAACCGGAATAACATACGTCAAAGATGGCGATAATGTGGAGTTAACGATAACGGATGAAGACGGTAGTACGACTGTCATTACTATCCCTATTGGTGATTTTGGGATCTAGTTGTGCTAGTAGGAATTCTCAATTGGTTTTACCAAAACCAGAAGAACCTCAAGTACAACTAACATTACTTCAACAAGAGTTGAAGGATGTTGCAGCACCTAATCGAAAACCAACGGTAGCCGTTTATCAGTTTACCGACCAAACAGGACAGAAGAGACAGAACAGTAGTGGAGGGACTTCGTTTAGTTCCGCAGTGACCCAAGCGCCTTCGGTGTATCTGATTAGGGCGTTGAAACGTGCGAGTAATGGAGAGTTCTTTCGTGTGGTAGACCGTCAGGTGCTTGACCATGTAACGAGAGAACGACAACTGATTAGGCAGACACGACAATCCTACGAAGGAGAAGGATCAAAAAAATTACCAGCATTGACGTTCGCTGGTATGATTATTGCAGGTGGTATAGTAGGTTATGATACCTCTGTAGAAACGGGTGGTGCTGGTGCCAGATATCTTGGTATTGGCAGTTCCCGTGAATATAGTGTAGACACCGTGACCATTAACATGAGACTGGTGTCAGTATCGACTGGTGAAGTTTTACTTGATGTAATAACAAGTAAGACTATACTATCCACCGCTTCTAGTGGGGATGTGTTTAGATTTATAGAACAGGGTACAGAACTGATTGAAATAGAATCAGGAGTTACTCAAAACGAAAGTGTCTCTATTGCGACTCAACGTGCGATAGAGGCGGGTGTTCTGGAACTTATAATGCAGGGAAGCAATAAGAAGTACTGGACATTAACTGGAGAGAAGTAATGAACGTTAGGCATACTAAATTTGCCATGATGTTCGTAATCAGTTCTGTGGCTGCATCAGTATCCGCAGACAATGAAATATATATTGACCAGATAGGAGATGGTTCATCCATCGATATTGTACAGGATGGATCAGGTAATGTTATCGGTGGGTCTACGACAGACACCACCAAGATGGTGTTGGATGGCGTGGACATGAACTTCAGCGTCAATCAGACCGGAAGTAGCAATACCCTGATTGGTTCGGTCTTTGGTACATCGACTATTGATATTGATGTATCTGGATCGACAAACGACATTCTGTTTGATGTTGATAAGGATAATACGTATGGTGCGGCTGATGGTAACTACCTGATAAATATCACTGGAGGTAACAACGACTTAGACATCGATGTTGGTTCACTTGATACTGCGACAGATCTCGACTTTGACTTTGTCTTAGACGGGGATTTCAATACCGCTGACATAAATATTGATGCGTCTAGTCTCACATTTGACTTAGATGTTATTGGTGACAATAACACCTTACTTTACGATGCTAGTGGATATGATGGTCATAGTTTCATCATCAGTGGATCAGGCGACTATAACAACATACAGGTAAATCAGGAATCTACCTTACAGACGGACACACTGGAGATAGATTTTGATGGTTCGGGAACAAGCACAACTGATGCTACTATTTGTATCAGCCAGTCTGATTCCGGTCTCAACACTACATGCGAGTGATGTAGGAAACGTAGATCGTGCGGTAGGATGGAGAGAGATACTCAGAGATGAGGCCTCTATTCGTCCTACCACGGGTCAGGATGTAGTGTCTAAGGATGACCTTCGCACGGGTGAAGGTCGCCTTCAGGTGCGTTTTGTTGATGATTCTAAGTTAAGAATGACTGAACATACCCGTATCGTGATAGATAATGTGGTATTTGATGATGATCCCAGTAAATCAGACCTTGCCATGACCTTTGCACAGGGTACAGCAAGGTTCATATCCGGTGAACTGGGTAAGGTCAATAAAGAGAATGTACGCCTACGAACCCCTACCGCATCCATCGGTATTCGGGGAACAGACTTCACAGTAACCGTAGATGAACTAGGACAGACCCTCGTAGTCCTATTACCAGATATCAACGGAGTTTCGTCTGGTGAGATCATTGTATCTACTATGGCTGGTGAGGTTGTCTTAAACGAACCCTTCCAAGCAACCAACACTTATGTTGCCGAGGAACCACCAAGTAATCCTGCCATCCTAGATCTGACTCTGGACATGTTGAACAACATCATGATCATCAACCCACCCAAGAAGAAAGAAACTGAGGAAGAGTTATTACTATCGACCAACGCAAGTCGAAACATCAACCCCCTTGACATAGACTTCCTTGATCAAGACTTGTTAGCAAACGAAGATTTGGAACGAGACTATCTGGAGTTCACTGAGTTGGATATCAACTTCCTTGATGTTGAACTACTGGAAGATTTACTTGATGCTTATAATAGTCTTGATGAGGAACTACTACAGGAACGACAAAGCACCGGAGAACTGTCTCTAGAGGGCACAGAGGAGGGCTTTGATACTGTTACTCAGTTTGCTACCATAGTAGAGGGTGACAAGGTCACGGTGGGACGAGCGGTCAATGACATCGCAGAGATCCGAGTAGACAAGGGTGCATCCACCCTTATAAATATGTCACAAGACGGTAAGCAACTTGACCCAGTCAAGATAAATGGACAAGACACAGTGATAAACATAATACAATGAAGACATGGCATGTACTTGTTACTCTTATTGTAATGATGACAATAAGGTTATTAGACCCCTTTCTACTGGAGAGTGCAAGACTCTCTTTCTTTGACTCTATGCAACGGTCACAGGAGGTGTCCGTATCAGAACAAATTGTACTGGTAGATATAGATGAAAAGGCCCTAGACAAGCTGGGGCAGTATCCCATACCCCGTGAGACGCTTGGTCAGGAAATCGACAAGATGGGTGAGAGTCTGATCGGTATCAACATCTTGTTTTCGGAGGAAGACAGGTGGGGTGGTGACGATGACTTTGCTGATATATTGTCATTCAAACAGTCTGTTGTTGCGATCACACCATCTAATCGGACGAAAACTGACTACAGACCACCACGGATAGGAGTTGCCGCTTTTGGTGACAAAGCGGTAGAATCTTTCCTCTTTCCTTCCGCTGGTATGTTATTCGCACAAGAGAAAATCCATAGTGCTGCGTGGGGTTATGGGACAATATCTTCGGCACAAGACATCGACGGTATTGTTCGGAGACAACCTTTACTGGTAAACTTTGATGACCGACTGTACCCTGCCTTTGCATTAGACATACTCAGGGTCGCGGCAGGAGACATATCCTACCAGATATCCACGGATGACTATGGTATTGAGTTTGTGCGTATCCCAGCCTTCAAGTCGGTTGTGACGGACAGTACTGGTAATGTCAATATCGCATACTGGAACAAGTTCAAGAGATACTCATTGGTTGATATGGATCAGATACCAGACGGGTCAATCGCAATATTAGGTGCTACCTTTGAAGGATCTAATGTGGTCTCTACACCGATGGGATCTATGTACCCCCATGACATTCAGGCAAACCTAATCAAGACTATGATCGATGGAGTGGTCATCAAGAGACCCGATGAATTTATTTTGTATGAGCTCTTGACAACTTTGGTTTTATGTGTTATACTCTTAGCTCTGCTCAAGGCGAGTACTATACCAGTATCCGGTATGTGTTTTGCTGTCTTCATTGCAGGTTCTTACTACTTTGCAACAGACACATTCTCTACTTTCTTTTATCTAGTCGATCCGGTATTCCCTATTCTGACCATGATCATAGTATTCGCACACGGCTCCTTTGTACAGTTCTACACTCAGTTCAAAGCAAAGCAGATGATCAAGGGACAGTTTGGCACATACCTATCTCCTGATATGGTGAATATGCTTGCAGAAGATCCTAGTCTGATGAAACTAGGTGGAGAGAAGAAGGAGATGTCATTTCTCTTCATGGACATCGTGGGGTTCACACCCATCTCTGAACACTATAAGAACAATGACGATCCTGAAGGACTGGTCACATTGATCAACAACTATCTCAATGAAATGACAAATATTATTTTGAAAAATGGTGGAACTATTGATAAATACATGGGCGATTGTATCATGGCATTTTGGAACGCACCACTACCTTGTAACAACCACGCAGAGATGGCAGTCAAATCTGCAATAGAGATAGAAGAGAAGACTAATGTACTTAGACAACGATTTCTTGACGAAGGTCTACCCCCCATCAATGTCGGTACTGGTGTCAATACAGGTGATTGCATTGTTGGTAATATGGGTAGTGAATCTCGCTTTGACTACAGTGTTATCGGAGACTCTGTCAACCTTGCCGCCCGCCTTGAAGCAACAGCAGCTCGCGGAGAATACATCGACAATAAGACCATCTATTCCAGTTTTACCAAAGATCAACTCATAGACATCAAGTCCAAATCGATAGGCCAGATCAAGGTCAAGGGTAAGGAAGAGATGATAGACATATATACTCATGATACAGGTAGTTGATAACTTTCTGGAACTTGATGCCTTTGATGAACTGGTACAGGCATATCATGAGTGTCGCATGTATAGTGCCTACGACTATGGTGAGAGACGAGGTGGTGCATACTATGCGGTAGCAGACTGGATAGATTGTTACCGTAGCGATAACCTCAGATATGCGTTTGACGATATCTCGACACAAATCAATGAGGTGCTAGGTGTCAAAGTCCAGTTGATGACATTTTTCCGACACCCCTTTGAGACCTTTCCTACCCTAGAGGGCCGTGGTGCGAATATCCCACAACACATTGATCGTAACTTCGAGAGGTCTGGCGTACTCTACATGCTTGGTGCAGAGGGACAAGGGACTACCGTGAAGGATGAGTATGTTGAGTGGGTAGAGAATCGTGCCATTGCCTTTGATGCCCAGACCCTACACAATCCACACTTCGGTGGCGCAGACCGTATCTCCCTCACATTTTTCGGAACTAATACGAAAAAGTTATAAGCATATAACAAAATGATCTAATAAAGTGCTTGCACTTATTGTCAAAACATCATATAATAGTGTTTTGAAATTGAGAGAGTTAAGTTATGAGATTTACCGAGAAAGAGTTCCTTGAGTACTTAGAGTCCAAACTGGCTGTTGAAGTTTGTCCGATGCGTATCCGTCAACTTGAAGGCAAGATATTCAAGATCAAGATGGAACGCCGTCTGCCCGTCACCAACCCTGAGTTGATCTTAAACCCTGCAAAACCAGCCTACATGGTGAGAGTAAAGTAATGGCATACTATAGTTATGAAGCAATGAAGTTGCGAAGACCGATTGGGTGTTTCACTGAAAAAGAGGTGGGTAACTACTTCGAGTACTCTTTGAATGCCGACGAGGTGTTCGCTGAGTATCCTCACATCGTATGGGTTGGAGGGCCTGGGCAAGGTTATCGTTATGCTAACGTCAAGAAGACCGTGGCGTACATCGTGGTCGATGAAGACGAACACGGCGCTCCCGTCGAAGAGAAGTGGTCTTTGAAAAAAAATGAGAAATATTTCTACTAGGCTGTTGACATTTGTTGCTGACTAGTGTAAAATACTTGTATTGATAATGAGAAAGGAAGTATAGATATGGGAATGACAATTAGAATTTTTCGGAGTGATCTCGGTGACGGTACCAACGGTGGTGTATCATCTTACTCGCGTACACTGTGTGTCACCAACTGTGAAGGCCCCTTTGAGCCTAGTGAGGGTTCCCCTGCGGTTAAACTCGTGATGGCAGAACCTATCGGTGGTCGTAAGATTCTCCGGTTGATCCCTGAGTGCGCGGAAGGCAAGGGAACTATGTTCGGAGGCAACTACGGTTCGACTTCGGATTCACGATTCTCGCAACTGTGCGAAAAGTTACTTGGTAGTGCCTTCTACGGTGCTGTCGCAATTCATGACCGAGTGGAGGGTTAGATGTTAGTTAATGGATTGAAGGGTGTTGATCTCAGCACCGGACTACGGGTTGAGATCGCTCTCAACTATAAAGAGATGCAACTTGTTTTGGATCAAAGTGAGACTGTCAACGAAAGTTGGGAACTCATGTGCGATGCCGTTTTGGAACGCACTGGTCGCCAGATCAAAGGTGCAATGGATTTGAATTACATCGTGGTAAACGGTGTCGAGAAAGTTTTTCACTAGGAGAAGAAAATGAGTCATGAAATTGAAATGATAGACGGTCAAGCGCAGATGGCATATGCGGGTGATGTCCCGTGGCACGGTCTGGGTACCAAGGTCGCGGCAGACCTATCACCCCAACAGATTATGCAACAGGCTGGTCTGGATTGGACGGTACAGAAAGAAGTTCTGACTACCGCATCAGGTGTTGAACTTGAGTCTCAGAAGGCGCTCGTGCGTACATCTGACAACAAGGTTCTAGACATCGTCGGTGAGAACTGGGAACCTGTTCAGAACGAAGAGGCGTTTGAGTTCTTCTCTGAGTACTGCGCTGCGGGTGACATGGAAATGCACACTGCTGGTTCACTCAAAGGTGGTCAGATGGTCTGGGGTCTTGCAAAAGTCAAGGAGTCGTTTGACATTCTTGGTGGCGACCAAGTCGATTCCTACCTGTTGTTCTCAAACCCACACATGTACGGTAAGTCAGTCGATGTTCGATTTACTCCGATTCGCGTGGTCTGCAACAACACCCTGACCCTATCTCTGGGACAGAAGGTTGCGAACTCTTGCAAGATCAACCACCGCTCTCAGTTCAACCCTAACAAGGTGAAGGTAGCACTAGGCATCGCATCCGAAAAGTTTGCGAAGTACAAAGAGACTGCTGAGTTCCTCGCATCTAAGCGATACGATATGAAGTCTCTGATCAACTACTACAACGAAGTGTTCCCGCGAACCTATGTTGGTAAGAAGCCTGTCACTGTGGAAGATTTCAAAGATCTGACCAGCAACGGTCAACTTGCACACTCCTTCTTGGAGACCCAGCCTGGTGCTGAGTTCGGTGCTGGTTCATGGTGGTCTGCACTAAACAGTGTGACCTACTTGACTGACCACAAGATGGGTCGTGAGGTTGATACTCGTTTGACTTCTGCATGGTTTGGTCAGAACCAGACTCGCAAAGTCAAGGCAGTTGAGAAAGCAGTGGAATATGCCCTCGCCTCTTAACACGATCAAGGTTCTGGGTGAGATCGATGTGAGTCATTACATTGATCTCTTCTCGGACATCGATGATGCCGATTGGATGGGTGCCTTTTCTAAATTCAGTAAAAGGTACATCCCATTCTTTCAAGACTTGGATAGACTACCCCTATTGTATCCCGTACCGGAGAATCAACAGGGTAAAACGATTGAAGAATCTGCGAGTGAGTGGGACATCGCTGACCTGATCAAGTATATGAACAGTGATGACTATAAGCAAAGTGCGATACTGCAAGGTGAGTTGTACGGTAAGTATTACCACGAGGCCTTCTTTACCAGTATCAATCAACTACTTACTGAGACGATTGGGAAGGGTGAATGTATCATGTTTATGTTCAACCTGATGAACCCTCACTCGCAGATTGGGGAACATGCCGATGAAAGGGTTGGCAGTAATAAACGCATACATATTCCTATCATCACCCACCCTGACATCATGTTTAGGAACAATGGTGATGAAGTGAATATGGAGGTCGGTAAGGCATACCTTGTGGATCACTCAAAACTGCATTCGGTGGACAATCCGACTGAGGTTGAGCGGATACATATCATGCTGGATTGGAAACTTTTTTGAAAAGTCCTTATAAATCAATGACTTGTTATTGAAAAAAGTTCTTGACATTTGTTGCTGAGTCGCCTATAATATATGTGTATTTTGAGTGATGAGAGGTTTCTATGGTTCTTGTTGTTACCCGTGGTGGTCGGAAGTTGGAACGTGAGTTGGCAGAGAAAGTCTGCTACTACATGGCGAAGGCCTTGATGCCTCGTCACCGAAACATCTTCGTCTCTGTTGAGTTCCAGAAGGGTCTCGAAGAGAACGAAGATATGATGGCATACGCGATGGATTGCGATGACCGTTGTTATGAGATTGGTGTCGATAAAGAGATCATGACCAAACACGGTCTGCGTGAGTTCATCACTGCGATGTGTCACGAAATGGTTCACGTGAAGCAGTATGTGAAGCGTGAACTGGTTGAGAAGGAAGGTAAGCAGTTGTGGAAAGGTCGTAACTGCACCGATGTTGAATACATGGATCAGCCATGGGAGAAGGAGGCGTATCGCCTTCAGGATAAACTAGCAACGGAAATTTGGGAAAAGGTTATTTAATGGATAATAGGATCGCAAACATTCTTGACCGCGAGGTTGAGAGACAGGACAATACTATTGAACTGATTGCGAGTGAGAACTTCGCATCGGACGCTGTGATGGGATTGTCCGGTAGTGTCTTTACCAACAAGTATGCCGAAGGGTATTCCGGTAAACGATACTACAATGGGTGTGATCATATGGATGAGATCGAAGATCTTGCCATTGAACAGGTCAAACTACTCTACGGTTGTAAGTTTGCCAATGTCCAACCCCATTGCGGTGCTAATGCTAATACTGCGGTCTACCTCGCATTCCTGAAGCCAGGCGATACGATTTTGGGTATGGATCTTGCCAGTGGAGGACATCTATCGCATGGTGCGAAGGTGAATCTCTCTGGCAAGGTCTATAACTCATTCTCTTATGGAGTTGATGAGGATGGTTTTCTAGACTACTCAGCGATACTTCAACAGGCAATAGAGGTCAAACCTCAGATGATTGTTGCGGGTGCTAGTGCGTATCCTCGTCGTATCGACTGGACAACATTCCGTGATATCGCCGATGAAGTGGGTGCATACCTACTGGTCGATATGGCGCACTACAGTGGATTGATTGCGGGTGGTGCGTATCCGAATCCGGTACCGTGGGCAGATGTTGTCACATCCACCACCCATAAGACTCTCCGAGGGCCTCGTGGTGGTATCATCCTATGGAACAACCCTGACTATACGAAACGAATCAACAGTGCGGTGTTTCCTGGCTCTCAGGGTGGCCCTCTGATGAATCAGGTTGCTGCCAAGGCGCAGTGTTTCATTGAAGCAAATACCGACAACTTTGAACGGTATGCTTCCGCGATCATTGACAATGCCAAAGAGATGGCATTTGTGTTCAAAGAAAATGGCTATAAGTGCTTGACAGATGGCACCGATTCGCATATAATACTACTAGATCTGAGTGACCACCACCTAAGTGGTCGGCAAGCAGCGGATCTACTGGAGGTCAATGGGATCACCGTAAACAAAAACGGTGTACCAAATGACAAGCGTTCTTTTGTTGAGACTAGTGGTATCCGATTGGGTACTGCTGCCGAGACTACTCGTGGTAATGACAAACAGGACTTTAATAGAATCGCAAATAGAATAGTTGAAATCTTAACATGACATTTATCCATGAACAAGTGACACTGACTGAGATGGATGCGGTCACTACCGATGAAGGGCGTAAATACAAAACACCTGAAGGTATCGATCTCCCATCCATCACAACAGTGTTGTCTATCTTATCCCGTGACTCCATTGCCAAGTGGCGCAAACGTGTAGGTGAGGCAGAGGCCAATCGCGTCTCTACTCGTGCGTCTGGTCGTGGTACTCGTGTACACGAAATCTGTGAGAAGTATGTTGACAACGATCCTAACTACAAGGACGGTTATACTCCTGACATCATCCAATCCTTCAACCAGTTGAAACCGATTCTGGATGAGCGTCTGACTAAGGTCTATGCACAAGAAGCACCCCTCTACTCTACCCATCTGGGTTGTGCGGGTCGTGTTGACTGTGTGGGTATCTTTGATGGCAAAATATCCATCATCGATTACAAGACATCTATGAAACCGAAAAGGTTGGAATGGGTCAAGAACTACTTCATGCAAGAAGCCGGTTATGCTGTAATGTGGGAAGAACGTACAGGTATGCCGATTACTCAGTTGGTCACGATCATATCGGTTGATAACAATGAACCTCAAGTGTTTATTGAACACCGTGATAACTGGGTAAATACTTTGCGAAATACCATAGAAAAATACAATGAGGAACAAAATTCGACTTCCATTTTGTTATAAATAGTGGTATAATACACTTTTGTAACAATGGGAAATCGATGAAGAGTTTTAAGGGATTCTATTTAACCGAGGCGTTTAATGTCGGAATAAATTCTTCCGACGATGCTGATATTCAAAAACTGGTTTCTTATCTTCAGGGACTGAGTACAGGAAAATCTAAAGAAATAGTAATGGTCGCCAAGGGTGGCGATAAACCCACGTATAAAATCAAGAGGGACTTCGTCAGTTACAAGGGCGATATAGAAAACTTTGTAAAGGATAATAATCTTTCTATACCCTTCGCACCTTCTAAATTTGGAAATGGTTCGGTTGGGGAAGGTGGTAAGAAAGTCCCAGGCGAAGTACAAGAAATGATGACCGCATGTCTGGTTCTCTTGAAATACAAGGGTGGTTCTTCAATCACTGAAGAAGAGGCAATTGAACTCATCGAAAAGTCTAAAGAGATTTACTCGAAGGTTGATGGTGCAGACCGAAGGCCCGACTTTCTAGATTTCTTTCAAGGCAACTTCAATGACCTTGGAACCGCAATATCTGCTGCAAACTATATCCTTAATGAAGTAGGAACTGCGTCCAAAATCTATTGGACGGGTAAGGGTTGGCATAAAGATATTCAGAAGTTCAATCCCAAACTAGGCCGCATTAAAGACTACAACTCATCTGACATCGTGGTCAAATCAAGTTCGGGTAAGTTCTATGGATACTCTCTCAAGAAGAAGGGTTCCGTTAAATCCCCTGACCCCACACTCATCAACAAACCTATCACGGGTAAAGAAAGTGTATTACAGGATATTGTGGGTGCCGATACAATCCTAATTGAGAATGCCAAAAGGATATTCTTTGAACGTGTCCTTATGGATAAGTTAAAGTTATCGAAACAAGACGTTCGTAAGATGAAACCTAGAGAATACACCAAGGCAATCAATAAGATTCCTGTAGAAACATGGGGTGTAGAGCTCAAGAAACCTACAAACATTTTCTTCAAAAAGGTATTCAATGTCATCAAGTCTCATGATAAAGACTTCGTTGAAAAGTTCCTTGAACTTGTATTCAGAACAAAACTGGATGACACCTTAAACGCAGCAGAGTTTCAATTCACTCTATTGACGGGTATTGGTAGATTTGTTCGTGGTAAGGTTGAAGTTGAAAAAGCAGATGCACAAGAATTAAGTAATATTGTAACCGCACTTCAAGATCTGTATAATAGTAAACTCGAAGTGAGAAAGACTTCTGGCAAGGTAGGTGCGTGGGAGAAAAATGCGGGTGCAGCAAAAGTGTTCCTAACAATATACTCCGATGGTTCCCCTATCCTTGATATTGAAGTAAGATACAAAGGTAGTTACTCAGCAAACCCGCAGTTCCAAGCAATGGCAACCGCAGACTTCAAAAAGATATTCAAGAAATGAACTTTACCGATTTCATAACAGAACAAAAGAACACCCACATGACCCACATTGAGGACAAGGTTCTCTACGGTGGTGTGAGTGGTACGCGACAGGCCATCAATGCGTTACGTGAGTTGCGTGACATGTTGGCGGGTCAGACTAGTTCTAAACTATCTACCAAGTGGGATGGTGCTCCCGCAATCTTCTGTGGTCAAGATCCTACCGATGGTGAGTTCTTTGTTGCCAAGAAGGGTGTGTTCGCAAAGAATCCTAAAGTCTATAAGTCCAACGCAGAGATCGATGGTGACATGTCTGGTGACCTTGCTGATAAGATGAAACTTGCATTAAAACACTTGCCAGAACTTGGTATAAAGGGTATAATTCAGGGTGACTTCTTGTTCTCAAAACCAGATCTCAGCACCGAGACTATTGAGGGTCAGAAGTATGTGACCTTCCACCCTAACACGATTATCTATGCAGTACCCTATGACCAAGCCGATGCAGTCCGTAAGGCTAAGATCGGTATCGTATGGCACACCACCTACACGGGTAGTTCGTTTGATACACTGAAAGCATCCTATGGTGTTGATGTATCCAAGTTCAAGAACTCGTCTAACATCTGGTCACAGGATGCAATGTTGCGTGATGTGTCTGGTGCGACCATGAATAAGAGAGAGACTGCCGAAGTGACGAAGCATCTGTCCGATGCGGGTAAGATCTTCAATAAGATCTCCGGTACGACACTGCGTGAGTTGGAAGGAAACGATGAACTATCCAAACTGATTGAACAGTATAATAACACTTTTGTGCGGGCTCAGACGGTTATCCCTGATAGTCGCAAACATGTGACCGGACTACTCAAATGGTTGAACGATAAGTTTCAGAAAGAGAAAGATAAGAGAAGCACCGATAAGGGTAAGAAGGTTCAGCAGGATAAACTGGACGCACTCATGAAGTTCTTCTCTCCGAAGAATAAATCTAATCTGGTTCTTATGTTCGAGTTGCAAAAAAAGATTGTTCTTGCGAAATTAAAACTTATAAATAAACTTAATAGCATATCCTCATATGACACATTCGTTCAAACCAAGACGGGTTATAAGGTCAAGACAGGAGCAGAAGGATTCGTTGCTATTGACAAATTAGGTGGTGATGCGGTCAAGTTGGTTGACCGTCTAGAATTTTCGTATAATAACTTCAGTCCAGATATACTGAAGGGATGGGATAAACCAAAGAGGTAACAATGTCCAAACCAATAGGACTAAAAGAATACATCTCCGTCATGGAGAATCCTGATGAGGCACTCAACGTACAACAGCGTATGAAGTTGTCTCGTTCCCTCAAAAAGAACAAAGCAAAGATTGCTATGGGCCGCAAACGTGCTGCCCGTAAAGTTGCTAATGTTGACACTCTAAAGAAACGTGCACAGAAACAAGCACGTAATCAGTTCCTCAAGAAGATCACCAAAGACGTACCCAAGGACGAGTTATCTTTAGGTCGCAGACAGGGTATTGAAAAACGTCTAGATAAGATGAAACCTAAGATTGATAAACTTGCACGGAAACTTCTTCCTCAAGTTCGTAAGGGTGAACTTGAAAAGAAACGAGGCGGACAAAAGAGTGATTAAAAATTTCAAATCCTATCTGGTCGAAGAGGCAAAGGAAGTTTATTTTACATTTGGTAGAATGAACCCGCCTACGATTGGACATGGAAAAGTATTAGAGACTATCGCAAAGAAGGCTGGTGGTGCTGACTGGAAGGTCTATGCGTCACAATCAGTTGGGCCTAAAGATCCTCTATCATACTCTGACAAGATTAAACACCTACGCAAGATGTTCCCCAAGTATGGTCGTAATATCATGGTGGACAAGGGTGTCAAGAATGTATTTGACATTTCTGCCAAGTTATATGATCAAGGATACAAACGAATCACTATGGTGGTCGGGGAAGACCGTCTACGTGAGTTTGAAGTCCTGCTGAACAAGTACAACGGTAAGAAAGCACGACACGGATTCTACAACTTTGAGTCCATTAATGTCGTGTCTGCGGGTCGTAGAGATCCTGATGCCGAAGGTGTTGAGGGTATGTCTGCGTCCAAGCAACGTGCCAATGCCAAAGAGAACGATTACCAATCATTCACTCAGGGTGTTCCTAAAGGCATGTCCGAGAAAGACACTCGTAGGTTGTTCAATGATGTGCGTAAAGGTATGGGTCTCAAGGAAGAGGTCTCCTTCAAGCGTCACATTGAGATGCCTACTGTTTCCGAAACAAGAGAGCAGTTCGTCAAGGGTGAACTCTTTGAACTGGGTGACACTGTTGTTATCAAAGAAAGTGAAGATGTCGGTATCGTATCCTATCTCGGTGCCAACTATGTTATCGTAGAGTGCGGTGAACGCAAGATGCGTAAGTGGTTGGATGCGGTAGAACTGGTTGAGAAGAAGGCCACCCAAGATCCTGATATCAAGGACAAGGAAGGGACGCAACCCAAGAAGTACTATGCGGGTCTGAAGAAAGGAACCAAGGACAGGAGAGACGCACACTTCAAGAAGCACGGTAAGAAGGCAGACGATGATGACTCTGCATATAAACCTGCGCCTGGCGACAAGGGTGCAAAGACCAAACCGTCCAAGTACACCAAAGCATTCAAAGACATGTATGACGAAGACTGCTGGGATGGGTATAAACAAGTTGGTATGAAGAAGAAAGGGGATAAGAGTGTTCCCAATTGTGTACCAGTAAGTGAGTATGGAGGCCCTAAAATCTCCAGAGCAGCCTACCTGAAGAAGCAACGTGATGGTATTAGTATTGATGCATCAGAAAATGCTGGTGAAGAGGGTACGGATAAGTTACTGAAGAAGTACAAGAAAGATACTCCTCTAGAAGAAAGAAAGTTTATTGACTTTACAAACCCTGTATTTGGTGATATACTAGACAAACTAGTTAACGGTGATCTCTACAAGAAAGTGATCCGTAAGTATCTAGATGCAAGACGTAAGAATCCTAAACAGGGTCAATCATTGTTGGTCAAGATTGCTCGTCAATATGGTGTCCCTGCGAAACAGACTCAGGATGTATTCTTCAAACTCTTGGATAAGGGTGCCCTACCTAAACACCTTGACTGGAGAGACAAGGCATTTGGGGAAGACGCAGTCCAACAGGCAAAGGATTCTATCTCCCGCGAGAAAGAACAAGATAAGGCGAAGCATGATCGTATTCTAGATCGTGCTAGGCTTGCTCGTGCAAAAGCAAAAAATAGAGAAACCGAATGAATTTATACGAAGCTGATGAAGCCCTGAAGAAGAAATCGGATAAGTCTGGTATTTCTTATGGGACTCTCAAGAAAGTTTACAATCGTGGTGTTGCCGCATGGAAGACTGGTCATAGGCCAGGCACTACTCCTCAACAGTGGGGGTATGCACGTGTCAATGCATTTATAGTTAAAAAGAAAAAAGGTGGTCTAAACCACGATAAGGATCTCGCATGAAAAAACTGACTCAAATAACTGAAGCCATCAACTTTATGAAGGTGTCTAAATCTTTAGAAGATTACGCCAAGAAGTCTGGTGGTGTTGATAAGGAAGACTTCCAGAAGGTTGCCGCATATGTGCGTGAGATCGGTAAGAACTCATCTACTATGGTACAGAACAAAGCATTCACGGCGATGAAGAAGTTCATCGGTGATATGGACTCTGATCCTCGTGATGGTGTGTTACAGATCTTGAAGAAAGGTGGTATGTTCAAGAATGGTCGTTTGATGCAGGAGTCAGTAGAAGAGATCACTGAGTTCTCGGATGCTCAACTGGCACAACTCAAGAAGGCATATCAAAACCTAGAAAAGATCAATGTTGCTTCACCTACCTATAAGAAGTTGAAGAAACTGATCGCAAGCATGGACGCAAAGATGCTTGAGAAGGTTGCTCGTGCGAAGGTCAAGTTTGTATCTCAGATTGCTGCAAGGGAACTCGCTGCAAAGGGTGTCAAGTTAAAAGCAAAGGACTACATGGAAGATGTCCAAGAAGCAGTAAAGGTTGGGGATAAGGTCAAGTTCAAGAAAGGCATCGACCCAAAGACTGCTAGAAGTTATGGAGACGCAATAAGGAAGTCTGGCAAGGTTGTGAAGGACTACGGTGATGGTGATGTCAAAGTAAACTTTGGTGGTAATAATGATAAGTCTGTTGATGCTAAACTATTGGTGAAAGAAGCAGTCTCTCCAGCACAACAAGCCGCTATCGCTATCTCAAAGAAAGAGAAGATGAAAGAGGATGACTTTGAACCTCACATGATGTATGATCCTAAGACGGGTAAGGCCTACAAAGCAGAGAAACCCGAAGATCATGAACGCATGAAGAAGATGGGTTACACCCACGAGAAACCAGAAATCAAAGAAAGAAAGATTGACCCTGCCGATGTAGATAATGACGCGACTGATGATGACCGCAAGGCTGCCTCTAAGAATGTTGTTATGCAAATACGAAAAGCAGCAGACTTAGAGAAAGGTTCCGAGATTGAGTTTGAGGATGGTAAGAAAGGTAAACTGTCTCAGGACGATGCCAAGAAACTTGCCAATATGTTCAACACTTTGAAGAGACCAGCGGACAAAGAGAAGTTCCAGAAAGTGGTCTCTAAAGATCTCAGATCAATCAAAGCATTATTAAAGAGAGTGCGATGAAATCATTCAAACACATGATGTATGAGAAAAGTCATGATTATCCTCTATATCATAAAACATATTCCGGTGCAATGGGTGCCGCATATGCATTTGCAAAGAAAAAAGGTTTCACGGTGTCTACTGATGACATCGATAGTAAAGTTGCAATGGGGCCAAAGAAACCCTCCAACGGTAAGACCAATAGTTTTACTCTTGGGTTGGATGGTGAGAAGCGTAAGATGCTTGCCGTACAGGTAACCAATCTAGACAACAAGCGGTACGAACTCAATACATATATCACATGAAAAAGTTTAACGAATACCACAGTATAGATGAACATTGTGAATGCAATGATCTATTTGAACACTTGGAAATTACTGAGTCTGAGTATCAAGGGAAGAAGGTCAAACTAAATGATCCCATTCGTACATCTGAGAACCCTAATAAGAAGTTCAAGGTGTATGTTAAGAATGAGAAAGGTAAGGTCGTTGTCGTAAGATTTGGTGATCCCAACATGGGAATCAATAGGGACGATCCGAAGAAGAGGGCATCATTTAGAGCAAGGCATAATTGTGCTGACCCAGGCCCTAAGTGGAAAGCAAGATATTGGAGTTGCTATCAATGGAGAGCAAGTTCTAAAGTTGATAATTAGATGAAATGAAAATTATAAATCTACTGTACCGTGGTGGTGCTGGTGGTGAGTTTTTTGGTGGTTTGTTACAGCAACTAGAAGGTGTTGCTGAAAAACCACTACAACAAGACAAAGAGACTTCGCGATGGTTTTTGAAGCGAGAGGATTACCAGTCACACGAAATAGAGGTGACTAGAGGTAATCCTTTTCAGGTACAGAAACCTGAGTGGAATAAAGAACTCTGGAATGTTAGACTTGACCACGGTTACGGGTTTGTTCTACACCAAGAGTTCTGGTCTAACTATCTTTGGAATGATTGGGGTGAGACCAAGACTATTATTTTTATGCCTAGAAATAAAAAGAGTCTTGAGTACACAGAACAACTGGCAAGACTGAAACTGGTGAAACCATCTGACCATGCACAAGGTCAGGCCATGATTGATGATGGTATATTGGACACTGAACAGTTTTGGAACAGACCTTGGGAGTCTATGGCACATTACTTTAATGTGTACATGGAGACAATCCCAGAAGACCATGATTTTTTATTGGTCGATCCGTATGAATTATTATTTGATTCGACGGGGACAACAAACGAACTCACTCGTATAGGTGAGTATTTAGGAGTAAGAATCCCGAAATATTGGGAATATAAGATCTGTAGTTACAGATTAGAAAATCGGAATCTTATAAATAAACATAACGCTGTTTCAAAGGAGAACTATCGATGAGATGTTCATGCTGCGAATGTTGCAACTGTAAGTGTTGCGACTGAGAGAAACGAGTAATACTCTATATGTAAATGGGAAATTTTTATGGCTGAATCAGGTACACAGACGCAACGACTAGATCGTATTGAAGAGAAGATAGATAGACTATCTGAAGCAATGATTAGTCTTGCTCGTGCAGAAGAAAAGTTGATTGCCATAGAAAAGAATAACCACAATAACTTTGATCGGATGAACAAGTTCTCCGCCAAGTTGGATGACATAGAGAAAAAGGTAGATGACAACGCGAGAACGGTTGCCATCATTAATAAAGTAGTATACGCTATATCTGTAGCAGTTATTGCTGGTATAGTCAAATACTTCTGGATGTGAACGGAGACAAAATGAAAACATCTGATATCCAAAAACTAGGTGCTGCATGGGCCTCCGTGGTGAATGCTAATCTTAGTGAGAAAAAACTAGATCCTGTTGACGATAAAGCGAACGACAAGAAGTTCAAAGATCGTAAGGACAAGGACATCGACAATGACGGCGATGTAGATTCCTCGGACGAGTATTTACACAAGCGCCGTGCTGCTACCGATGATGCCATCGATGGTGGTAAGAAACCCGCAAAGAATAAAGAAAAAGAAGAAGGTAACGCATTCACTAAAGCACTCAATGCTGCTAAAGAAAAGGGTGAAGACGAGTTCGTAGTTGCTGGTAAGAAGTACTCTGTGAAAGAAGAAGAAGAGGACGAGGGTGGCGAAGAAGAAGAAGCACCCAAGGTTGCTGGTAAGAAGGATGACAAGAAGAAAGTTGCATCTAATGCCAAGACCGCAGAGATTTCTAAGATCGGTGAAGCAACCGAAGAACTTCTGAATATGTTTGAGAACATTCTGGGTGAACGCAAAGAGACTAAAGGTGCTACCAAACCTGAAGGTATCATGGACAAGGAATCTCCTAAGTCTAAAGAGTTTGCCGACAAGCATAAGTCTGAGACCGAAGATGGTACAAAAAATCCTGAGACTGCAACCAAGGCTGGACAAGCAACTAAGGCAAAGTCTGGTAAGCGTCCACAGGACAATGCTGCGGGTGACACTAATGTTGTCAAATCAACAGAAGCACCTGTAAAGGAAGATCACGAGAATTGTGGTACCGAAGATTGCTGCGGTGAGTGTGATGTTGAGACCATTGAAGAGAAAGCAATGGTAGTAGACCCTGCAACTCAGAGTGGTTCTGTATCTCTTGTTGATATGGCACGTGCTCAACTTGCTGGTGATATGAAGCGTGACACCGAGAAAGAAAAGAAAGCATATGATGCTCGTACCAGAGAAGCAAAGGCATTCTTAGAAAGAATGGCAAAACGTCGAGGAGATTGTTAATGATCATACTTGAAGGAACACAGGCAGCGTGTGGTACTACTAGCGGTGCTGCATCCACTTTTGGTGCAGCCTCGGCAGTTAGGTTGATTAATACTCACACATCCGCTCACTTAGTGACCCTAGAAGAAGCTGGAGGTACTGATATAGGTACTTTCACTTTGGCTGCTGGTGCATCAGAGGTAGTAAAGAAATCACCTACCGATAAAATATTCGCTGCAAACGCTGGTGTACTTGGTGTTGCAGTCGGATTCTCATATTAATAGAAGGTAAATGTTATGACAATTAAAGCTCCCGCATGGTGCGAAAACGCAGTTCCAACTGCAAATGGTTGGGAAGACCCACAGACTGGTGAATTATACAAGTCTGGTGGATTCACTCCAGACCAAATTGCAGAGTTCCACGGAAGTGCCCCTGCGCCTGCTCCTCAGATGTTGACCGAAGCCCCCGTGGGTAACAAGTCACTTGATGAGATGACGAAGACAGAACTTGAAGCACTTGGTCGCCAACACGGTGTTGAACTAGATCGTCGTGAAAGTAAACAGACTCTCGTAGAAAAAACTAAGACAATCATTGGATTGAGTTAACCTTTTGCCCTCGTGAGAGGGCATAAAATCATATAAGTAGTTATATGATGAAACTCACCAAAGATAATGTAACGGTATATGCCGCTCAAAACTATCATAATCCTAGATGTATTGATAGTGAAGAGTTTTATGAAGATCTGAAGAAATTTAAGTACATAAAGAGGTTATTTAATCGTTACAGAGATACTGGTGTACTATCAGACCGTCTTATTCTTAATCATCTTATCGTAATATTTAATGTGTTCGGTTACGAGGCAGGACTAAACATCCTTGAACTCAAGATCGAACTTGAACACTGGGGCACATTGAAACCCTTTCTAATATTCCTTAACGCAATCAAGAACACCGAATATACCAATATTGAGATGGATAGTTTGGTAGTTGAACGCTTGCGTGAAATAAAAAATGTATAAATAGACTTATGGGATTACTCAAATCAGCAGCAGACCTCGTCTATACAATCCGGTTCTTGAAACTGTTAGTGACTCCGTTTACGGACACTGAAGCATACAAGGCCGGTATTGTAGATGAAGACGGGAAGAAACGCAAGGACTTCAATACGAATAGTACTGATGACCGTGATGCATATCGCAGCCATTATACCCCATTCCACCGTCTGGTATTCAACCTCAAACGACTCATGGCAAAGGTGCCTGGCGGACAGTCCGTAGTCGCTAGGTATGGTGCAGCACTCGCACTGATCAAAGAGAATGGTCAACTATCAAATTCTAAACTCATGCAGATCCACAAAGAGACAGGCATAGACATCCTTGATGTACTCGCAGAAGACTCTCAATGGTTTATGTTGGAAGACAAACAACTAGGGCCAGGCGTCTATCGATTCAAACACGATACCATCACTATAGACTGTGAAGACATAGTGAAGAAAGATGACAGGGTACGAGTTTTTGAAAGTGACTCAAGTCCAGTTCATGAAGTTTTAGGTATCGATATATACAAGGGAATGCACCTAAACTCTAAGCAGTGGGTTTACTTCTCATCAGGAGAGATTACGCGATGAAGGGATTCAAGCAATTCACTGAAGAAATGACTGCCACAGGTGCAGTCGCTGGGGCAGGAGACGATAGTGAAACCGTACCAGTATATCTTGGCAAGAAGAAAAAGAAACGTGACAATAGACCAGATGTCTTGAAACGTTTTATAAGTAAACAAGAAGAATCAAGGAAATACTGGAGTAAGTAGATGGAATTCATTATAGACCAATTGATGACATGGTGGCAGTTCACCCTCGCAGGTGTGTTGATCATCATAGGATGGATCATTAACCTATTCGGTGTTGATCAGGATGAACCACTAGTTGGTCTAGAGTTTAATGAGATGCCTCACATGAGACCCATTACAATCGAAACGGCAGGTAAAGGGTTCTGGGGTGCGATCAAGATGTGGCTTCTGGGTGTACGCACATGGGAGATTGCCAAAGACTGGAACTTCTCTCTAGACGGTGAGAAGTATGTCATCCCCAAGGGGTTCGTCTTTGACGGTGCCTCTGTTCCTAAGTTCCTTGCTTCATGGTTATCACCGACTGGTGTACTACTCGTAGGTGGTCTGGTTCATGACTATGTCTATAAGTACACTGTCCTACTCAAGAAGGGTAAGAAGAGTACAACAGACCCCATGACACAGAAAGAGGCGGATGCACTGTTCCGTGACATCGGTATTGAGCAGAATGGATTTCACTTCCTGAACAAACTGGCATACTGGGCACTACGCATCGGTGGGTTTGTTGCATGGAATGGACACAGAAAAGTGGGAGCAAAGGCACTTTGAAAAAACTATTAGGATTGATTATACTTGCACCCATGATGTCTCATGCAAACCCGTACATAGAGTACAAGCATGAACATCAACACAAAGACTGGAAGTTTGATAAAAACACGCAGCATCTTCGTTTTGGGTATAAGGCCGACAATAACTTATATCTTGAAGCGGGCCCTATGACCGATGGGTACAGTTGGGAGAGTGGATACAAGTTTAAGAAAGATAAGTTTACTTTCAAAGGCAAACTTGAAACCAAGGATGCTGATGGTTCGGTGCCAAAATCAAAACTAGAAACTGAAATAAGGTATACCTTCTAATGGACTTTATCAAAGCAAGACTCAAAGAACGAACCTCACTTGATGGTGTGGTTCTTATCGCTGCGGGAGTTATCTTCCTAGTGTTCAAACCTTTCGCTTCTATTGCCGCCTATGCTGCTATCGCATATGGTGGTTGGACTATCTACAAGAAAGAAGATAATGATTAAGGTCTATGTGTTCATTGCTATATTTGGTCTACTGAGTACAGTAGTGTTTGGTGTGTATCGTGAGTACAACGATATGAAAGATCGTATCGAAACTCTACGCGAAAACAATGTGAAGTTAAAGATTGTCGCAGAAGAGAATCAGAAGGCGTTAGAACAAGCGCAAGAATTTGCGACAGAGATGAATGAACGCAACCAAGAACTACAAGTAGGTTTACAGGAGGCAGAAGTCTACACAGACAAACTGCGGGGTAAACTACAAAGACATGACCTCACCTTGCTTAGTCTGAAGAAGCCGGGAATGATTGAAACGAGAGTCAATAATGCTACCAAGAAGGTGTGGAATGAAATTGAGACTATTAGCGGCGCTGCTTCTACTACCAGTAATTAGCGGCTGCTCACTCCTAAGCAGACAACCTCCTGAACCAGAGGTTGTTATCCAGACCAAGTTTGTCGAGAACAAGATTCCTCTACAGGTCGCACCTAAACCAGTAAGTCTCAACCACCCCAAAATCTATGTGGTGACCGAGGAGAACTGGGACGAATTTATAGAAACCTACAAAAAAGACAATGGTCAAGAGTGGGTATTCTACGCCTTCAGTGTAAGATCATACGAAACCCTCGCTCTGAACATCGGAGAGATCCGACGATATATGGAGCAACAGAAGGCAATCATAGCCTACTACGAGGGTGCGATTGAGAGAAAACCTCAAGAGGAAGAAACTGAAATAAAAGATTGACTTTCTTTCCCATATAGCGTATAATACCTGATCTCAAAATTATGGGGGTGATATATACTATTACCCCTAAAAAAACTATACGCATGGAAAAGAAAGAATGCCCGTAAAAATTGATAAGAAGAAAGATAGTCTCCTCGCTGAATACGCAGTGGGAATGTTAAAAGACTTTTATTTACGTGATTATGAGAAGAGTCCCCAAGAGGGTTTCAAACGGGCATCAGAAGCATGGTCTAAGTATCGAAACGAGATGGATGATGAATTGGCACAACGTCTCTATGACTATGTGTCCAATAAGTGGTTCATGTTCGCGAGTCCGGTTCTTTCTAATGCACCCAATGGTACCAAAGCAGACAAAGGGATGCCCATCTCTTGCTTCCTCACCTATGTACCTGACACCCTCGAAGGTCTAATCGGACACTCATCAGAACTCAGATGGTTGTCTGTGTATGGTGGTGGTGTCGGTGGTCATTGGTCTGATGTAAGAACGGTATCAGATATCGCGCCGGGCCCTATGCCCTTCCTACACACAGTAGACGCAGACATGATTGCGTATCGTCAGGGTAAGACTCGTAAGGGTTCCTACGCTGCGTACATGGATATCCACCACCCTGACATCGTTGAGTTTATGAATATGCGTATCCCTACGGGTGATGTACAACGCAAGGCATTGAACCTACATAACGCAATCAATATCACCGATGAGTTCATGGAGGCGGTTCATGCGAATGCCGAGTTTGGATTACGCGATCCAAAAGATGATTCGGTAAAAGAAACTATCAATGCACGTAAACTATGGGAGCGTATCCTTGAGATCCGATTCCGTACAGGTGAACCATACCTGAACTTTATTGATACCGCAAACGCAGACCTACCAACACCATTGAAAGATCGTGGACTGAAGATCCACGGATCTAATCTATGTAACGAAATACACCTACCAACCTCCGAGGATAGAACGGCAGTGTGCTGTCTATCCTCCCTAAACTTGGAATATTATGATGAATGGAAAGATACTACTATTATCCGTGACCTTGTTCGTATGCTTGACAATGTCTTGCAGTTCTTCATCGATGAAGCACCCAACACTATTACCAGAGCCAAGTACTCTGCTGAACGTGAACGAAGCATTGGTCTTGGAGCCATGGGATTTCATTCCCTATTGCAAAAGCACGGTGTTGCGTGGGAATCCGAAGCAGCAAGAGAAATCAACAGAACAGTCTTTGAACGAATCAAATCCGAAGCAGAAGACGAGACCATCTTGCTTGCCTTGGAAAGAGGAGAGTATCCAGATGGAGAGGGATATGGACGAAGGAACTCCCATCTTCTTGCGATTGCGCCAAATGCCTCAAGTGGTGTAATCCTATCAACGAGTCCATCTATCGAACCTTTGAAGGCAAATGCGTACACACATAGGACACGCGCTGGTTCGTTCCTCGTAAAGAATAAATACCTTACTCAACTCTTAAATGAGAAGGGTGAAAACAACGAATCTACTTGGACATCAATCATTACCAAGAAAGGTTCGGTACAACACCTTCCCTTCTTTACTGAAGGAGAGAAGGCAATCTTTAAGACAGCAGATGAACTTGACCAAAACTGGGTGGTTACACACGCAGCAGAACGTCAACCATTTATCTGTCAAGGTCAGTCGGTGAATCTATTTTTCCCTGCTGGAGCCGAGAAGTCTTATGTAAACCAAGTGCATCTGAGAGCATGGAAGGACGGACTCAAGGGTCTGTATTACTTGCGTACAGAAGCAAAACAAAGAGCAGAGAATGTATCCGAGAAGGTAGAACGTATTGCACTTGCGGGTGATATGCGTACTATAGTATACGGAAAAGACGATTGTCCATACTGCGCTATGGCAAAAGAAGAGTTGACATTGAGAGGAATCCCCTTTGACTATATTGACCTAAAAGAAATCGGAAAGTCTGCTGCCGAAGTCACAGGTCGTAAAGTCAAGACCGTACCACAAATCTACCTAGAAGGTGAGTATGTTGGTGGTTGGGATGATTTGATGGCGCATTTGAACGAGAACCATGAAACTCAAGAGGGTGATGAATGCATTGCCTGTGAAGGATAAAAAAATAGATGGCACTACTAGAATTTAGTAAAACGTATAAACCGTTCCAATATCCTTGGGCGGTTGAACTTGTAAAGAAACACGAAGAGGTTCACTGGGTTGAGGATGAGGCAGAACTGTCTGAGGATATCCAAGACTGGAGAACAAAACTAAACGAAGACGAGAAAGAGTTTATCACCCAAGTACTGAGGCTGTTCACCCAGTCTGATGTACAGGTCGGTGAGAACTATCATGAGTTGTTGATACCTCGTTTCAAAAACAACGAAGTCCGTAACATGTTGTCCTCATTTGCAAACCGTGAAGGTGTACACCAACGTGCTTATGCATTGTTGAATGACACTCTAGGTTTACCAGATGAAGAACACTCTGCATTTATGGAATATAAGGAGATGGCAGACAAGATTGACTTCATGAAAGAGGGTGATATTCATTCTCTGAACGGTCTTGCCTTGGTACTTGCACAGTCTGTATTCAATGAGGGTATGTCCCTGTTCGCATCCTTTGTGATGTTGCTGAACTTCCAGAGGTTCGGTAAGATGAAGGGTATGGGTACGATTGTAGAGTGGTCTATCCGTGATGAGACACTGCACGTACAGGGGAACGCTAAACTGTTCCGTGAGTTCTGTGAAGAACATCCACGTATCGTCAACGATGAGTTAAAGTCTAAGATCTACCAGATGGCTAGGAATGCCGTGAAGTTAGAAGACCGATTCATCACATTGGCATATAAGTCTGGAGATATCGAAGGTCTGTCCGAGGCAGATGTCAAGCAATACATCCGTCACATTGCAGATCGTAGACTACTGCAACTAGGTATGAAGCCTAAGTTCGGTGTCAAGGACAATCCACTACCGTGGTTGGACTGGGTATTGAATGGTGCGTCCCATGATAACTTTTTTGAGAAACGAGTCACTGAGTATTCCGTTAACGGTATGGAAGGTGATTGGGGTTGGGAGGACGATGCTCCAGAAGCAAACGCCGCATGATAGAGGATGATGAACTCCCAATCTTTGTACTAGAGTGTAATCTCTGTGAGACTGAAGTGGAGGTTATAGTAAAGGACAGTGAGGAGGAACCCCAATACTGTCCTATGTGTGGAGTCACTATAGACTAAGCATATATACCTTCATGTGGATGTACGAAGGTAAAGAGTTTGAGCCAGAAGACGAGTTCTTGGAACCCTACCAAGGATTCGTCTACTGCTTGACTGAGTTAAACACTGGTAAAAAGTATATTGGTAAGAAGTTCTTCTGGAAACCCAAGATACTCCCTGTTACGAAAACAAGAAAAAGACGCAAAAGAACACGAGTCCAATCGGACTGGCGTGACTACTATGGTTCGTCAGAACAGGTAAAAACCCTCGTAGAAGGGGGTCAGGAGTTCCGTAGAGAGGTTCTAAGACTGTGTCGTACCAAAGGTGAGTGTTCGTACTACGAAGCAAAACTACAATTCCAATACGATGTTCTATTGAGTGATGAATACTACAATGAGTTTATAGGATGCAAAATTCATGCAAAGCATATTAGATCGTAACCTCATATGCGATGAGTTTGATAACAACGAAATCGACCCGCATATAAATCAGATGAAATGGCGATTGTTTGATGCTGGCGCAAAGAAGGGTGATCTTGTTACGATATCGATGATGAAAGTTGATGTCAATCATGTGGGTGCAATATTTGCATGTGCTGAGATGGGACTGAGAGTATTCATACTGGATAGTCCTGCAACTAAAGAGTCGTTACCGTTTACTAAACTTGCACTCCACGGCCCGTCCGATTACTACATCTACAGTTCTGCCGAGGATACTACTACCATCTATAATGGTCTACATGATGAGATGATGAGACTGTATGGTGGAGTTGGTATTGATGCGGAGTCTCCGACTCAATATAAGTTCTTTCAGGCAGCACCCGTGTATGAGGATGATCCCTTTCTGGTCAGTTCCACATCAGGAACGACTGGGCCATCCAAACCAGTCACATTCTCTCATAAAGAGGTAGTGGCTATTGCCAAAAGAAATATAAAGATATTTGGATTCACCCGACATTCGCGAGTGATTCACTCTAGAAATCTACACCACGCCTCTGCCATGCTCACCTCACTACTACCTAGTCTTATGGCCATGCATCGTGGTTTCGGTAGTGATATGCACAAAACCTTTTCAATTGGTCACGATGATTCTCATGAAGAATCAACATCCTACCTAAGAGGGTTGCAAGGGATATATGAATTTGGTGCTACTCATATTATGATACCAAACAAGAGTACACTATACGACTTCCTCGACTCATTCCCTTTGCCTTTCCGAAGCAGACTGAATATCAATATGTCTGGGTTTGTATTGGATGAGGAGTTTGTTGAACTAGCAAAGAAACATAATGTTTGTTTTCAGTCACATTACGGTAGTATTGATACCGCCATTCCACTATTAGTAAACCTTGTGAAAGCTGATACTGAGATGTTTCCCAATAGTCTTGGTGTGTTACCGGATGACTTTTATGAGGTTAGTATAAGAAATCATCCTAATACTCGAAGATCTTTTTTACAGATAGAGCATGAGTGGTGGGATAAACCTCGGTATATTGATGACGATATTTCATTTCTAGAAGGTCGTTACATACTAAATAGAGAAAGAGATACACAGATCGATATCCCCGATGGTTTTGATATAACACCATTCTTTCAGGATACAAAGATCAATCATGAGCAGTTAAGGGGACATTTAAGTGTTATTAGTAAACGGATGTAGTTTCACTTTTGGTGATGAATTGGAGGGGTGTTATGAGTTACCGATGACTCACTGGCATCTTACTTGGGCTGACCAACTAGCAGGTAAACTGGGGTTAGACTATGACAACATTGCCAACTGCGGTAGCGGTAATGAAAAGATTTTTCGTGATACCGTAGACTATCTGGTAAAACATTCTAAGACTCGTAACGTAACTAATGTAATGGTTTTATGGTCTGATCCACTAAGAAAAGAAACAATGCTTGAGATCAAGGATCGTGATGTTGATGCGGCAGAAGTTTTCCCCCATATATCCATGACCCAGTGGCATGAACGCAGACAAAATGATGTTACATTATCTATGAGCAAGGAGTTATCTCTAATACATTGTAATGATGCTATATACAATTATCACAATACATTTGGCAGACAAGCAAGAACTATCACTGCGATAAGATCTGCCTTTGCTACTGGGTATACCCATCTACTGAGTAATATGGTAGCACTCCAAGCTTTATGTGATGGTATGGGCATTACGATCATGCAAGGTGTATTCCATTCTCATATTAGATCGGAATATATGAAGATAAGCACTAGGGTCAAAAATGCAGGTCAAAGGACAAGTAAACAAGTCCACCAGTGGCGCGATTGGACATCAGAATCACTGAACCTCCTGCGTCAAGAAAATCGGATTGGTCTTGGTGACTATGACATGACACTCAAAGAATTCCAAGAACCTAGAGACTGGTATCCGGGCGGTCACCCCGACGAACAGGCGCATACTGAATTTGCGGAATATCTTTATTACATCTGCGGTAAAATAAAAAAAGATGATCAATCGTAATGTTATAAATGACGCCATTCTTATAGATGGAAGTTCTAAAGATGAGTTTTGTGAAATCATTAATCAGTTCAAACATCTTCTGATACAGAATGGTGTATCAAAGGGTCAGGTCACCACCATCATCATACCTAAGAACGGGGTGGTTCAACTGGCAGCCATGTTCGCGTGTCTTGAGTTAGGAGTTCCTTTATGGATCATTCCTGATACTATGTGGGAAGGCAGAACTCAAGGTTTGGACGAAAAAGACCTTGACAGGTTACCTGTAAATAGGATAGAATACTTTGATGAGGCTTCGCGAAGGTTTCACGAGAAGTACTTTGAACACAATCCTGCGTATGAGATCTATCTGAATGGATCTACTAGTATCCGCAATATCATAGACGCAACACAACTGCCACCTGATACAGATGATATCCAACCGTGGGAAGTGACTGAAGATGATTATGCGTTTATCCGTAGTGACAAGTTCTGGAAACGAGAAGAGAATCCATTTGAAGGTATGAGGGTAACTCACAAGCAGTGCCTAGAGAACGTTGAGGAGTTCATTCCTTATTATCGCAATAGAAGGACAGGATACCCTCTGTCATACCACCACAAGGGTGCCTTTGAACGGAATATCCTACCAGCACTAATGTCTGCCAAGTCTCTGAACTCATTGACATTTGCATCACCGTCTTTGTTTGGCCCTGAGATATCACGGTTGTCCGTCAAACGATATCTACCTCGACTGATGAAGTTAGACTCCATATATGCGTTTGAGGACGATACGATGGAGATGATAGTAGACTGTATGATGGAGTGGGGTCAATACTTCTCAGAAACTCTGTCTATCTTCCCTCATGAGGGAAAATGGCACACTGATACGCACACCTCATGGGAAGAGGATCTGAATATGAAGTTCTTTGGCAACAGAATGTTTGAAGGTTTTGAAGAAATAATGAAAAAAATTCAAAAAAGCCCTTGACAATCTCTGATACAGGGTGTATAATACTTGTATTGAAACTGAGAAAGGAACTGAGAAATGGCCTACGTTAGTCAAGAAATGAAGAAAGAACTTGCTCCTGCGATCAAAGCAGTGTTGAAGAAGTACGGGTTCAAAGGTACTATCGGTGTTCAACACCACAGCGGTTTGGTCGTAAAGATCAAGGGTGGTACTGAGATCGTTGAAGAGTATGTCAGGACTACGGGTTTGAAAAACCCTGCTGGTCGTGCTAAAGAGATCAAGGAAGATGCCGCCCGATGGGGATTGGATGTCAACGAATATTGGACTGAACGTTACGGCAAGTATGAAGGGTTCTTCAACGAGTTGGTCGAGGCCATGAAAGGCCCCAAGTACTTCTGTAAAGATGACATAATGACCGACTACTTCCACAGAAGTCACTACACTTACATAAAGGTGTACGCATGAGAGAGTGGGGTCGATTGGAATGGTTAATCGCGGGGTTATGGATAGTAGCCCCCCTGTCAATACTTTACATCAATGGGATAATCTAATGACAAAAGAAATAAGCATGGACGAGTTCTTCTTCGGTATTCTGGACGCTCTGCGTGAGTCGGGTCAGATGAATATGTTTGGTGCCCCTCGTTATTTGACCGAAGAGTTCGGTCTGGAAAAAAACAAAGCTCGTGCTGTCTTTAAGGCATGGATGGAGCGTAAGGAATGACTATATAATGATGACAACCGAAGAAATTGCTGAACGTTTGGAAGGTCTTGGGACAATCCTGAATGAAGCAAAGAAGCAGTTGGAGATAGCAGAAGAGTGCGAAAACGCAGAAGGTGTCGCACATTGGACGTTTGAAGTCGTGGAATGGGAACAAGAAGTCCAAGAATTTCGCGAATATTTTGGTGTTTAGAGATCCTTCTGCGTATATATAATATCATAAGAGGAACCTTATGCAGAAAGAAGTGTTTGAGATCTTTGAAGATTTCACAAAATTAACCAACCGGAAAGACAAGATCACCTTTCTCAAAGAGATGGGAGATTCCATTCCAGCCGTCAAAGACGTTGTTCGGGGTTGTTTTGACGAGCGACTAAAGTTTGCTTTACCTGAAGGCAAACCACCGTATACCCCCAACCGTCCTGAATCTACTCCCAGCACCCTACTTAAACTTCACCGACAGTTCGGTGATTTTGTGGAAGGTGCGAGAAATTCAGAACTGGGTAAAATTAAAACAGAAACCAAATTCATACAATTATTGGAGAGTATCCATGCAGAGGACGCACTGATCGTTCTTGCAATGAAGGATAAGAAACCTCCGGTCAAAGGATTGACTAAAAAGATAGTTGAGGAGGCATTTCCCACCCTACTATCTTAACTTCGTTATGTTATTTCAATAATAACAGGAGCGCATTTATGCCGACAAACCAAATAGAGCGATTAAAGAACGACAGCCGTGAACTTGATAATTACATTCACCGTCTCAAGAAAAAAGGCAGAGACAATCTTGCTCACAAGTTATCGATGAAAAAGGCGTTCCTTAGTCAAACTATTGCCGATTACGAAGAAACAATCTTAGCATAGATAAGGTAGGTGATTTATCTCGTGGGGGCGTTCATCGCCCCCTCGTCACTTTGGAGAATGAAAATATGCCGTTTTACACAATTGTAAACAAAGAAACTGGTGAGATGGAGGAATGTATGTGTTCCTACTCCCGTCTACAAAAACGTCTAGATGAGTTGGGCCCTGACTGGCAACAACGCATTGGTGCACCCGCCCTTGTTACCCACACAGGTAATATAATCAATAAAACATCGGGAGACTGGAAAAACCTAATGAGTAACATCGAAAAAGGTTCTGGTCGAGGAAGTAACATTAAACAATGAGTCAAATGAGACGCCTTCGTATTGAACATCTTTTGAAATACGATCCCATAACGGCAAATCAAAAAACTGCGTATGACGCATGGAACGAACAAGATCATCTCGTTTTATGTGGTTCCGCTGGCACAGGTAAGACCTTCATAGGAATGTATCTCGCACTACAGGATGTTCTTGATAAGTCCTATTCCCAAGACAAACTTGTTATCGTAAGAAGTGTAGTCCCCACCAGAGAGATGGGTTATCTGCCTGGCTCTATTGAAGAGAAGGTTGATGCCTATACCTCACCCTATCGTGCGGTCTGTACTGAACTGTTCAATGAGAGCGGTGCATACGAAAACCTAGAGAAACAAGGTGTCATCAACTTTATGTCAACCTCGTTCATACGGGGTGTCACTTTGGATGATACTATTATCATTGTGGACGAGATGCAGAACCTGACCTTCCACGAGTTGGACTCTATAATTACACGAGTGGGACGTAACAGTCGTATCATCTTTAGTGGTGATTACTATCAGTCAGATCTAGGTAAAGAAACCGATAAGAACGGCATACTACACTTCATGAACATCATGGAAGTCATGAATAACTTTACCACCGTTGAGTTCGGATGGCCCGACATTGTAAGGTCAGACTTCGTGCGAGACTATATAATGACTAAGGAAATGGTAGAGAGAGGTAAGATCAAATGAACCTAAGTAAAAACTTTTCGTTAAAAGAATATACCAAGTCTCAGACAGCGACTCGTCTGGGTATCAATAACACCCCTGAAGGTGATCATCTAGAGAGTGCCAAGGCACTGTTCGAGAATGTCGTACAGGCAGTGCGGGAAGAGTTCGGGGTGACTCGTATCACATCTGGATATCGTTCTCCTGCACTCAACGAAGCAATCGGAGGGTCACCCAGATCTCAACACTCCAAGGGACAAGCAGTAGACTTTGAGTGTGATGGGTCTGATAACCTTGTGGTCGCACAGTGGATCAGAGATAACCTAGAGTTTGATCAGTTGATCTCTGAGTTCTACGAGGAAGGTGATCCATCATCTGGTTGGATACATGTCAGTTGGGCTGGTGATGATAACCGGAACCAATGTCTGACTGCTACCCGTCATGAAGGCGCAACCCGATATACCACTGGTTTGCCTGAGTGAAAAACGCAATTTTCCAATATATGGTTACCAACGAGGACACCGAGGCTCGTGGTAAAGTCCCTGAATATGGCCGTGATGGTAATAGGAGTGATTTGTACAGAAAGACAGCAGATCTATCTGCGGAATCTTTTTCAATCTATGCTGAAAAAATAGATGCTGTCCATCACTATTCTAAGAAACAAGTCTATACCGCTGATAAGTCGGGTAACTCGGTGTTGCTCTTTGAATGCCTACGTGTGATTTATGATCCTCTCTACGATAATTTTGATCAAGTGTTGTTTGTTGACGCTGATATCATATGTAACACTGAAGAGAATATCTTTGACCTCGCTGGCGATTATGATGTCTGTGGTGTCTATGAATCGGACATACGCACGGATCAGTCAGGTGGATACAATACTTGGGATTATGACGATAAGCAACGAATCCTGATCGAAGAGAAGTATGCTCGTAACAATATACCAGTAGTACCCACAAGTCCTCCACAGAGACCTTCATGTATCGCTACACTTAATACTGGTGTCTTAATATGGTCTAGAGAGGCTCGTCACAAAGCAAGGGAAGTATTCGATCCTTGGTATGACTATGTACAGGATGGTATTGAACACAATACTCCGTACTGGTTAAACAACGATCAACCTTGGATCTCAGGCCAGTTAGTCAAACATGGATTCTCGGTTCTGGGTCTTGATCAGACATGGAATGATACCCCTACTCACTATCGCGACTGGCATGGAGACTATGGTGATGGTGCTATGAGTGCCTACGACAAGTGGAGAGACCAAAACTTCCTCCACTATACAGGTGGTGGCAACAAAGTAGAGATGTTGAAACATCACAAAATGGATCTATTTAAGTACATTTAGCACTTGACAAATCCTACACATGTTGTTATAATAGCAACATAATCGAGAAGTAAGGAGTAAAAGTGCTCGATCAATACCACAAAGTCATACTGACCGATGCTGACGGTGTCCTGTTGAACTGGGGATACGCATTCGATGTCTGGATGACTGAGAAGGGATATGAGGTTATTAACAAGAATGCCTACAGCATCCACGAAATCTATGCGGGACTTACTAAACCAGAGTCTAAGAAACTAGTTCGAGAGTTCAACGAGAGTGCGGCTGTCGGTTTTATCCCACCCCTACGAGACGCGATCCAATATGTGAGGAAACTTCACGAAGAACATGGTTATGTCTTTCACCTGATCACAAGTCTAAGTAAGAACGAGAACGCACAGAAGTTACGAACCATGAACATCAGAAAGTTATTTGGTGAGACTGCGTTTGAGAAGTTCATTTACCTTGACACTGGGGCAGACAAGGATGAAGTCCTGAAGGAATACGAAGGTACCGGATACACTTGGGTCGAAGACAAGGTTGAGAACGCAGACGCTGGAGACCAGTTCGGTCTGGACTCTATTGTCATGGAACACGGTTACAACATGAAATCTGAGAAGTACCCTCTAATGAAGGGTTGGAAAAATGTATACGAATACCTAGTTGGTTGATGTATATATAACTACATGAGATATGTAGGTTTTTCAGAGTTTTTTCATGACGCCGGTCTTGCCATCGTCAACCAAGACGGTTCGGTAGCATTTGCGTCCCAAGCAGAACGGTATAGTGGTCTAAAGATGGATCACTTGATACCCCCAGAGATGTGGTCGTTTGTAAATAAAGACGATCATGTCACTTACTATGAAGACGCAGATCTTCGTAGGGAGAAGATGGGTGGTATGCGTACCTTCCAAAATAATCCAGATGTTGCTAGAAAGGCAAAACGAGGTTGGATTGATACCGCATACCCCATGCGGAACTCTCTTACCTTTGACACCTTCAACGAACATCACGAGAGTCATTGTGCTCTCGCATTTCTGACTCGTCCGTGGGAATCAAAAGAAGACACCGTCATGGTGTCGGTAGATGGTTCTGGTGAACTTGAGTCTCTGGTCATCAAAGACCACAACTTCAAGACAATCAAACAAATACTGTGGCCCCAGTCCTTGGGATCTATCTACGGGACAGTAACATCTGCCCTTGGATTCAAAATGTTGAGGGACGAATATATCGTCATGGGACTGGCCTCATACGGTAAGGTAGATAAGACTCTCTATGATATCCTTTACAATATGTACTATTGGTTTGAAAGTGAGGATGGTTGTAATGTAAGGCAGATAGTAGACTTTGAGGGGAATTGTGTTGCAGAGAGTGCCTTGTCTGCAAAGTATGTTCAATATGAACATAAAGTTCTAAAGCGAGTGAAGGGCATATCAGAAGAAGATGCCAGTGCAACTATACAGAAGTTCTTTGAGGACGAAGTACTCAAGGTGATGACTGAAGCACGTAAGTATGGTTCTAAACTTGTCTACAGTGGTGGGTGTGCACAGAATGTAACTGCCAACTCTAAGATCCACGAATTGTTCGATGACATCCATATTGCTCTTGCGCCCAATGATGCTGGTAATGCACTGGGGTGTGCCCTGTACTCGTGGCACAAGGCCACGGGTGGAGACAACGTAAAGTGTAGTCCTTACCTTGGTCACAACATTGATCGTCCCATAGACCCTAAGATGGTTGCTCAGTACCTTGTTGACATCAAGATATGTGGTGTTGCGAATGGTCGTGCAGAGTACGGCCCTCGTGCACTGGGCAATCGTTCTCTGTTGGCAGATGTGCGATATGATGTAAAGGATACTGTGAATACAATCAAACGTAGACATAAGTTTAGACCCTTTGCACCCGCCATCCTTTCTGAGTACGCTGACGAGTATTTTGAAGGGCCTATGAACGAGTATATGCAGTACACCGCAAAGGCAAAGCATGACTACTCATCGGTCACCCATGTAGATGGTACAGCAAGGGTACAACTGGTCAAACCTGACTGTGAGTCTGTCCTACGTCCGATTCTAGAGGAGTATTACGAGTTGACGGGTGTTCCTATGTTACTAAATACATCTTTGAACATACGCAACAGACCGATGGTGAACACCATAGAAGATGCGGAAGAGTGGGAAAGTAAATACAATGTAAAAGTATTTTGATGGAGTGGGTAAAGACATACGATTTAAGTGGTGGTTCTTTTGAAGAAGATCGGGCAAAGATCCTCAACCATGTAGCAGACATCAAGAATAATAATGACACTAAGTTTGCAAAGATGTCTAGTTCTGATTATAAGTTGCATAGGGATGTCAGTCTCGACACTTATGACCCTATCGTAAGGAAGATGGTAAGACCGGCTCTAGAAAACTATATGCGGCAGTACCATTGCGAACTCTTGGATATAAAACGTATGTGGTTCGCTGAGTATTTCAACGGAGCCGACTTTGGATGGCATACACATGAAGGATGTAACTTATCTGCTGTCCTACATATAGTATGTGAAGAAGAATATGCTACGGAGTTACTTGGGTTTAACCGCAAGATGGGAGAAGGGGATCTTATAGTTTTTCCTGCTATGTTGCCCCACAGAGGAAGACCTGTTCACAGGGGACGTAAACTGGTGATAGGGTTAAATATTGATATGGCAGGAAGTACACTAAACGCGCCGGGAGAATAAGATGGGCGAAGATATCGAAAAAGCAGGACACCATCCCGCTGACACAAATGGGGATGGCAAAGTAACAGAAGATGAACAGTCTCTGTACCTTGAGTTCAAACGTAAAGAACTTGAAGATGCAGATCTAATGAGAGACGCACAGCGTAGGATGGCATGGTTCTCATTGATTGGTATGTTGTTCTACCCTATGGGTGTATTTGTAACAGTTCTTTTTGGACTAGATAAGGCGGCGGAGATCATCGGTGATATCGCTAGTGTCTATTTTGTATCAGTGGCCGCCATCGTCGCAGCCTTCTTTGGTGCACAGGCATTTAACTTGAAGAAGTAAATGGAAAAGATACGGTGGCGAGGAACATGGGGTGTAGGTGATGCCATGTGCGCCCTTAATGCTTGTCACAACTATTCTTTTGAGAACAAGAAAAGAGTAAATCTAGAAATGCACTGGGAACATGGTGAGGACTTTCTTCACCACCCAGATGATCCAGAAACAATCATTCAGCGAATGGAGTGGTTGCATGATCAGTATCATCTTCAGGATGATGTCTTACTTACCCATGTCTATGAATCTGATCTGTTTGAACATGGTAATGTCAATCCGAATAAGAAGAAGGCCCGATTCTACTTTGATTCTGAGGCATACGATCCCACAGGTACTGTCAACAATGACTGGATATTCAAACCAGAAGTCTTCGTTCCAAAACGAAAGAAGATCGTAATATGGACTCCCACCTACAACAGTGAACCGCCAAGATTATGGAAAAGGTTCTTGACAAATGATGATTGGCATGATATAATCAAGCTGCTAACTTGGGAGGGTTGGATACTAGTTGAACTGACCTATAGAACTCCGGTTAGAGATGCTTTCAAACAGATACAAGAAGCAGATTTCGTGGTCTGTTATGATGGTATGTGGCATTACATTGTAAGGAACTTTGGTAAACCATTATTTATTCCTTCATGGGAAGGCATTACCTCATACAATACACCACAGGTTATAAGGAAACCCAATCGTCATCAGACTATGGAATTCTTTTCTGATGGAGGAGAAGGGTTCACACCTAATCTAACTGAAATGAAAGTCAAAGCAAAACAATATATAGACACACTTAAAGCAAGGTATTGGTAGTGAAAAACATAGAGGATATTACAGTCATGGAATGGGTAGTAATTGGATGCGTAGTTCAGGCTGGTGCACTGGGTACTATGGCATTAACCATGATGTTGATTGGTAAGTTTATATGAAAATAGATAGGGCAGTCATTGAGATAAACGGTGGTTGCAACTATTCATGTACTATGTGTCCACAGGATGTCCGTACTGGTGGTAGACATAAAGACTTTCTCAAGAAGATGTCTTTGGATGAGTTTGAGAAGAATGTAGCAGACTGTGCACAACACGGTCTGAGGGTAGTCAACCTAGAAGGTAGTGGAGAACCCACACTAAATAGGAACCTACCTGAATATATCAAGGTTGTAAAGAAGTATGGTGCCAAGGCATTCATGTTCTCTAATGGGTTTCGTATGCGTGGACAGTTCATGGCTGACTGCGTGGATGCGGGACTTGACTTCTATAGATTCTCGTTCATTGGATATAACCCTGCAAAGTATGACGAGTGGATGAACAATACTATTGGAGGAAACTTCAATAACATTGTAGATAACATACAACAAATGAAGGCGTATGTTGATAAGACTGAGAGTGATTGTGTTGTTGCAACTTATCACTTGATTACTGATAACAACAACCTAAATAATGAACTAGAACAATACAAGAGTCTGGTAGATAATCTAGGGGTGAAGACTGAAATATGGAAAATGCATAACTGGTCTGGTGTATATGATCCTAAACAAAATACTCGAAGTGGAGAGGTAAAAACTTGTGGTAGACCTTTTAGTCCCGATGTCGTTATTCGTGCTGGCGGTAGTGATAATAAAAGAGGTGGTGTTGCACCATGTTGCCAAGTACTCGGACAAGACGAAAAGGCCGTTTTGGGACACACCTCTGAGAACACCATCGAAGAAATATGGTACGGGCCAGCATATACTAAACTCCGTGAAGATCATACTAACGGAAACTACCCTGATTATTGCCGCAGTTGCGATTTTCTTCTTGATGACCCAGAAGTCCTTGTATATACCAATCACGAGCGTGATTTGATGAAAATGCATGGTACAGAGTTTGATCTCAATGATTACCGATAACATATGGATGATTCAGATGCCTGACAATCAGGTATCTCAACACTATGTAAAACAGGTACTACCAAGTTGGGAATCACATGGGTTTCATGTGAATATGTTTGATGCGGTAACACCATCGACCCTACATATGTACAACGATATACGAATCGATCAGTATCATGGGAAACGACCCTACACTCCTTCTGAGATGGGTTGTTGGTATAGTCATTATCTTCTTTGGGAGAAGTGCGTCGAGGAAGACAGGCCTATCACGGTGATAGAACATGACACCGAGTGCCTGACCTCCGAGATGCCTATCATCGCCCCATACTTCTCTATCTGTCAGTTTCAGAACGACGATGAGTTTCATAACTATTGTGACAGGTTCAAGGGTCATCCATACTGGTGGCACCTGAAACTATGTCCAATAACATCGGCATACTATATTGAACCCGATGTGGCAGAGGAGTTACTCCTAGAATGTGTCACTGAAGTTCATACTAGATATATTGATGATATTATGTTTGACAAGTTGGATAGAGATTTGAGTCTTATTACTAAATACTGTAGACCAGTATACGATCAAACCATTGGCGGTACGGTAGGCCACTGATGCGTATTGCGGTGCTTGTTAATGGTGTCTATCCTAATATTCTACCTAGACACCTGTTGATGGAATGTCATGACAGAAGACAAGCCACCTTTGCTGGGTGCGATTTATACTATCAGATGTGGGATACAAAAGAGAACCGACACATAATCAAAAAATCAGGATTCCCCCTTTCCGATAATATCGTCTGGACTGTACAACCAAATATACTGTACAAACCATACGATTTGGCAATTGCTGATGACACTCTTCCTGAAAATTTCAAGAATAAGTATTTATCACAAGTAAACGACAAAAGTTCATCCATGTTAGAATATCATAAACAGACCTATGATAATAGAACCGCACAACACTTGGGATTCCAGAATCTCTGGCAGTATCTGACCGAAGACTATGACTACTACTTCCGTACTCGTTGGGATACTTGGTTTAGTAAGAAGTTTGACCTGAAGAAAGCCCTTGACTTAGTGGATCAAGGTGTGGTAGGATATGGGGTAAACTTGGAAGGTGATTCTATGTATAACGGTCAAGTGGGTATATGGAGGAATAGATATGATCGTACTCGTAGGATGAGAGAGATCACACGAGACTTTATTGAGTCGGGTGACCATACTATAATAAAAGAGGAACGAGAAGGTCAACGATACAACAATTTCTTATCAGACTTCTGTATAGGATTCAAGCAAGGAGATTACATGGGTAATGCTCATAATCTATCTGACGAAAAGAAGTTGTACCCTGCTGAATGGGGGTGGCATCAACTAATGACAGGTAAAAGAAAACATATAAACGTCAATGGTCTTGCAGCCATTATGCGTATTGTAGATCCATCACTACATACATTTCAAAACATAGTGAAACAATGAAAAGAATGATATTCCAAGTGGCGGTGGGTAAACCGTCCAAACTATACGAACACTGTATTGATTCAGTCGCACATTATTGTGCGAATCATGATATCAAACACATTGTATTAAGACAACCCAAACTAAGAATCAAACCAGACATCTTTAGTAGTGGCCGCAGTGAAGAGTCCTACATGAAGTATGGTGGATACCTTCCTATATTTGAAAAGGAGAATGCTTTTGACTATCTTGATAGATTTGATCAAATTGCGATTATCGATGCCGATATATACATCAGACCTGATGCAGCAAACATATTTGATGATTTTGGTACTGACCACGCATTTGGTGCTGTAGCAGAACGAGAGATGGATTGTGAAGACTGGTATGTGAGTAAGATAATAGATTACTCTCGTATGCAGTATCAGGCTTTACATGTGTCCGGTCTTGATTTCAAAGTAAGTGGCACTCATGGGTATGAGTTTTTCAATATGGGGATGATGCTACTAAATAGCAAGTTATTCAAACCATACCTCAAGGGTCAGACACCATATGAGTTTCTGATGCGAATGGAGTTCAAGGATTTTGTTGATGGTGTTGGTACTTACAAGTGGAGCACCGATCAGACTCTTTTGAACTACTTTCTGAAGAAATATAAGGTTCCGACTAAACACATGGACAACAGATGGAATGGTCTGTTCAGTGCAGTAAAGAATCTCAAGGACTGTAACTTTGTGCACTTCTTTCTGAAGGACAAACTCCCAGAAAAAGGAGAGAATGTCGAGATGTTGATGAAACAAATATGAAGGATATATTCGCAAAATCAATGACCAAGTTCTTCCGTTTTATGGCAGATACATTCTTTGCCAAACGATACGGACACAGAGCAGTTGTATTAGAAACCGTGGCAGGAGTGCCAGGCTGGGTTGCGGGTTCTTTATTGCATCTGAAGAGTCTTAGAAAGATGAGGACTGGATATGGCCCTGCTATACGAGAGATGTTAGCAGAAGCAGAGAATGAGAGAATGCATCTCATGTTCTTTATAGAGATAGCACAACCTAATTGGTTTGAGAGGTTGTTGGTACTATTTGCTCAAATGCTTTTTATGACCTTCTATTTTGTGGTGTATGTTATAGATTTCAAAACTGCTCATAGAATGATACATTACTTTGAAGAAGAAGCAGTGAGGTCATACACAGATTATCTTGGTATGGTTGAGAGAGGTGAGGTAGAAAATTTACCGGCACCACAACTTGCAATCGAATACTATGATATGAGAAAGTCTGCTAAGTTATCAGACTTAATCAAAAAGGTTCGTGCCGATGAGGAAAAACATTCAAAAATCAACATGGAATACAGTTTATAGTTATAAATACATTTGGTTATATTAATAGAGTGAAACAGGAGAAACCTATGTTAAACCCAAAAGAGTTTGTGGATAACATCCACGAAGAAAACCAAGCCATGTTTGAAGCATCCAAGATGAATGTCAAGGAATACTTTGAAGGCAATCTCTCTGATCAAGAGATGGTAGATCACTTTGTTGGTCGTATGGTCAATGAACGTATGAACATGAGTGAGATCGCACAACGTGTCGCCAATGCCCCTGATGACATGGAACCCAAGGAACTTCAGTTATTGACTCGTCAAGCAAATGATGAGGCAAGACACTTCCGTATGGTGAAGGAAGTCATTGAACACATCTCAGGTGAACCCGTTGATGTACAGGCAGAACTTGCTCGTGAACGTCAGATGAACACCGCCAAGGGTGCTGTACTATTAGAAGAACTGAATTGTGCAGAAGACGAAGCATCACTTGCAGCATACCAACTGGTTGCGGAAGGTCGTGCTGAGGCTGTATGGGATCAGATGGCAGACACTATTGAAGATGAGTTTATCTCTACTCGTTATCGTAAGATCGCACGAGATGAAGGATTCCATTCTTCGATTGGTCGTTGGAAACTTCTACAGTTGGCAACAACTCAAGAAGTACAGGATCGTATCAGTAGTCTTGTTGAGAAGATTCGATACGATATGTTTGAGATCAACTGTCGTAATACCAAAGATACTCCTGCTGCACGACAACTCGTGCAAGAGGCATACGGCTGGTAAATGAAGATAGGACTCACTCAAAGAGTCCTCACGCACAACAGAGTAGTTCATGACTCCCTAGAACACAACTGGTATCGGTTGCTACGGAGTCATGAACTCGTTCCTGTCCCAAATCGTGAAGACTTAGATTATGAACCCCTCGCAGAATCCTTAGATCTCCTCATCCTCACGGGTGGTGGGAACGAGGAAGTTCGTGTCACAACAGAAATATCCCTTGCTACAGAAATGGTCAAGTTGGGTAAACCCATTCTTGGTGTATGTCACGGGGCATTCCTCCTCACAGAAATCCTTGGTGGTAGTACTAAGGAAGGTAAAACCGATCACTATGATACAGAACACCTCGTGTATAACAACGGTGTGCCGTGGACGGTGAATAGTTTTCACAATATTTCTATTGACAAACCACCCCCAAATAGTGTAGTATTATGTACAGACTTAGATGGTGATATTGAATCGTGGCATAAGGGTAACATCTGTGCCATCGTGTGGCATCCAGAGCGGATGCTGTCACCTTATATACCAAGTGAAATTATGGAGGCGATATGCCTAAGCAGTTAGTAATATTGACAGGCCCGCAGGGGTCTGGCAACCATCTATTCAGTAAGATCTTTGGATACCATC